GTGAACATTAATAGCGATAAAATTGTACAACTTGCAGATACCGACACTATTGAAAACCTGACATCCGCGTTGAGTCAAAGACTTATCGCGGATCAATTACGCTTAACTACCGCCGAATCATGCACCGGCGGTAAGTTGGCTAGCGCCCTGTGTGCAGCTGAAGATACACCCAAATTTTACGGTGCAGGCTTTGTTACTTTCACCGATCAGGCAAAGATGAAAATCCTCAGCGTAAGCCAGCAATCTCTTGAACGATATTCTGCGGTGAGTGAGAAAGTGGCAGCAGAAATGGCAACCGGTGCCATAGAGCGTGCGGAAGCTGATGTCAGTATTGCCATTACCGGCTACGGCGGACCGGAGGGCGGTGAAGATGGTACGCCAGCGGGTACCGTCTGGTTCGCGTGGCATATTAAAGGCCAGACCTATACTGCGGTTATGCATTTTGCTGGCGACTGCGAAACGGTATTAGCTTTAGCGGTGAGGTTTGCCCTCGCCCAGCTGCTGCAATTACTGCTATAACCAGGCTGGCCTGGCGATATCTCCAGGACAGCCATTGGTGGTGTTTATATGTTCAAGCCACGATGTTGCAGCATCGGCATAATTTGAGGAGCCTTACCGCGCCATTGTCGATACAGGCGTTCCAGATCTTCGCTGTTACCTCTGGAAAGGATCGCCTCGCGAAAACGCTGCCCATTTTCACGCGTTAATCCGCCCTGCTCAACAAACCACTGGTAACCATCATCGGCCAACATTTGCGTCCACAGATAAGCGTAATAACCTGCAGCATATCCGCCACCAAAAATATGGGCGAAGCATACTATTCAACTACCGTTTTTATTCTTTATATACAATAAGTTAACCTATAATCGAGGCGTTGATTTGCACCATTTTCACCCTTACTAGAACCTTATGCTATTCAGTAGGTTGCGTATCGTTTTGGGGAAGGTTATCTCTCAAAAATGCCCCATCACTCCCTCTAAATATTCGTATTTCGCTCAATTAATAAACGATAACCGCTTCGGAACGTAAATAGCCTAACACTTTAACTTTGCGTAGCTCTTTCCAGTTTCTCAACGACCCGCTTTACCGGCACTCTGACTTCCATCATCATGCCCCTGTTTCAAAATCATGATGTTTCGGTGCGCACCTGTTTTTTCTCCCTGCCCTATACTTTCAGTCTTACTGACTGGAGGTTTCTATGTGTGGACGTTTTGCACAAGCCCAAACCCGTGAAGAATATCTTGCTTACCTGGCCGATGAAGCCGATCGCGACATAGCATATGACCCTGAGCCGATTGGCCGGTACAACGTCGCGCCCGGTACCAAAGTTCTGTTGCTGAGCGAACGCGACGAGCAACTGCATCTTGATCCGGTTTTCTGGGGTTACGCGCCCGGGTGGTGGGATAAACCACCACTGATTAACGCGCGTGTCGAGACTGCGGCCACCAGTCGAATGTTTAAGCCCCTCTGGCAGCATGGCCGGGCGATCTGCTTTGCGGATGGATGGTTCGAATGGAAGAAGGAAGGTGACAAGAAGCAGCCCTACTTCATTCACCGCGCCGACGGACAGCCGATTTTCATGGCGGCGATCGGCAGCACACCGTTTGAGCGCGGCGATGAAGCAGAAGGTTTTCTGATAGTGACGTCTGCAGCTGACAAAGGACTGGTCGAAATTCACGACCGCCGGCCACTGGTTCTGTCGCCGGAAGCAGCTCGCGAATGGATGCGGCAGGATATAGGCGGGAAAGAAGCTGAAGAGATAGCGGCCGACGGCACAGTGGACGCCGACAAGTTTATCTGGCACGCAGTGTCGCGTGCCGTTGATAATCCAAAAAATCAGGGTGCTGAATTGATTGATAATATTCAGTGATATCCTGACAGATATTACCAGAGTTTTACGCTTCCATCTGGCTGCTTACCACCCACTGGAGACATGTCGTACACCTTATTTACACATTTTTGGATGCCGTCTTTAAGATGCTTTACCATTTTCTTGTCTGAATTATTCTGACCAAAATAATTCACAGTGGTAACGTTATTTTTCTTGTAAATTTCAGCTTCGCCATATTGCCCGGCGGAATAATTAATTTTATAACCCCAGAATTCTTCTTTATAGCGAGCTTTGATGTAAGGGTCGTAATCTGCAAAGACATCAGCAATGCATAATGCAACGCTTTTTGCATCGCTCTTAGTCGTATATACAGCGTCAGGAGTGCCATGTTTTGGAGGCTCTTGGATAATTGCACACCCAGATAAGGTAAGAACTGCTAATGCGAGAATAGGTTTTAACATATCAATTCCATTTAAGTATTTATAAGTGCCTGAATAAGATACTTTATTTTGACCATAATGTCCTGCATTTATTTAACAATTAATAAATCCTGGAAGCGGGTCGTATACCGCGGAGAAAGCATTTCTCGCTTCATCTGCCATTGTTGCTGAATTCCCTGCCCTGCAAAGTAGAGTGTGCCCTTTCCTCCTTTGGCATTGAGCTGGTCAAGGATCTGCATCAGTTGCGCGCTGTCTTCGCGCGGCGCGTTCTCATCGAACAAGTTGAGCTGAGCCACACCATGGCTGAAAAAATCCCCAAGCATGATTCCTGCTTTTTGATAGCGGTGGCCGTCCTTCCAGATTTTGTTCAGGCACTTTACCGCGGCGTTGATGATGTCGCGGGAATCCTGAGTGGGAGTAAGAAGCTTCATGGACGCACTATTACCGTAATATGGCTCATTCAGGGCAAAAGGTGACGTCTTAACGAACGCCGAGATAAAACGGCAATACTGATGCTCGCCGCGAAGCTTTTCGGCGCCACGCGCCGCATAGCTGCAGATAGCCTGACGCATCTGCTCATAGTCCGTGACGCGCTCGCCGAACGATCGGCTGCAGACGATTTCCTGCTTTGCCGGCGCAAACTCCTCCAGCTCAAGACAAGGCTCTCCGCGCAACTCCCGGACCGTTCGCTCGAGTACCACGTTAAAATGTTTACGGATAATCCATGTGCTTTGTTCTGAGAGATCCAGAGCCGTTTTGATGCCCATGGCGTTTAGCTTCTTACTGATGCGCCTGCCGACGCCCCAGACATCCTCCACAGGCACAATTGCCAATAACCGACGCTGGCGATCGATATTGGACAAATCAACAACTCCACCCGTCTGCCTCTGCCACTTCTTCGCGGCGTGATTGGCCAGCTTAGCGAGCGTTTTTGTCTGCGCAATTCCAACCCCAACCGTCAGGTGCGTACGCTTTAGAACCGTAGAACGAATTTCTTTGCCGAAGTCAGTCAGGTCCCGGCAGTTGCGAACGCCAGTCAGGTCGCAAAAAGCTTCATCGATACTGTAAATTTCGACGCGGGGGCTCATTTCCTCAAGCGTCGTCATTACCCGGTTCGACATGTCTGCGTACAGCTCGTAGTTACTGCTGAAGCAAACAACACCAGCGCGCCGGAATAGATCCTTTTGCTTAAAGAAAGGCTCTCCCATGGTAATTCCGGCGGCTTTGGCCTCGGCGCTGCGCGCGATTACGCAGCCGTCATTATTCGAGAGAACAACTACTGGCCGCCCTCTCAAATCGGGCCGAAACACCGTCTCGCATGATGCGTAAAACGAATTCACATCACAGAGCGCAAACATGTTCAGCTCGCAGATTTAACGATGAAAGTAACAACGCCAAACACGTCCAGTGTGTCTTCACTGCCAACAACAATCGGACTGTAGGCGCTGTTCATAGGATTGAGTTGCACGGTCGGGCGCAGCTGCAGGCGTTTAACAGTGAACTCCCCTTCCACCGCAGCGATGACAATGTCACCATGCTCAGCAGTCCTGGAACTGTCCACTACCAGCAGATCACCGTCGCTGATCCCGGCTTCGATCATAGAATCGCCCGCGGCTTTGACGAAATACGTTGAGCTCGGGTGAGCGACAAGTAACTCATTGAGATCGATACGTTGTTCAACGTAATCAGCTGCTGGACTTGGGAAACCACACTGAACTAAGTCACTGAAAAGCGGGAGAGCGAGAATTTCACGCAGTTCCGCAGGCCTGATAAATTCCATAGTGCACACCTTTTGTACTGTCTTTATATACAGTAGTTTCATTTGGGTATGCATGCAAGACAGAGGACCTATCCTGATTGTTTAAAGCTTCGCCGTTTCGTTTATAAGTTTCTATGTCGCTTCGGATTACGAGTTTTGTAAATTTTATTGCCTAAACTCTATGTGAGCAGATTTAAGCCTTTTTTGAAGGAGGGAATTTTTTATAAAGCGTGCATACAGCAACGTCATAAATTATCGCTACCTGATTCCTGTCCAGGCCGTTCGCAATAAGTCGGCCCGCCTGATCCCATTGTTCCTGGGTAAGCTTCGGACGCCTGCCGCCGATTCGCCATTTCTCACGAGCTGCAGCCAGACCTGCCCGGGTGCGCTCCACAATCAACTCCCTCTAGGTTTAGGAACATCAGCAACGAAGGACGTTGGAACGAGCGAAGGAAACGTTCAGGTTGTCGGTGGACTTGGGGGGCCGGTGGACGCCTACAGGTTCTTCCAGATTGACTCGGCTTTACCTTCAAACACCATCAATTTGAATGATGCGCGGAACCCTGGTGTTTTTCCTAACCTCATCAATTTCACTACCGCTGTAAACCCACCAGCGGCAAGCGGATACGGGTATATTCAAAACTATGTCCGAATTGTAGGCAGCAGCGGTGCATCGACTCAATTTATCTTGCCTTATGCCACGCAAACAGATGCCGGGCGGTTCTTTTACAGAGGTTTTAATACCAATGCCTGGGCACCGTGGAAAGAAATTTTAACTTCGGCGGTGTCCGACAGAACTATGAAAAACATCGGTGATGACCTCGATCTGGAAGAGGCATTGCTGAATATCTGCCGGATGGAATTCAAGCACTTCACCTTTAAAGATGATGAAACTCAACCCCCACGGCGCGGGGTTATCTCTCAGCAAATAGAGAAAATCGACCCAGAATATGTAAAGCAAATTGGCGGTCTGCTGCATCTCGATCAGACACCAATGTTGCTCGATGGGCTGGCGGCAATCAAAGCGCTGGCAACCCGCGTCAGCGCATTAGAGGGAAACACTAAGCCTCAGCCTACTGACTCATTCGCTGGTTAAACAGTGAATCTGCGGGCATATCCAGGCGAACATCGATCCAGCTGTTCGCCGGAACATCCATCAGCTCTCCTTTGGTTTTGATCATCTCTCCGTCATCGCTCAGCATGTATCTGCGCTTAAACAGGCGGATTGTCAGCTCGCCGTTCTCGGTTTGCTCTGCCTCAACTACACCCAGCTCTCCCATTCCGCCAGGGTCCATTGGCGGCAGCAGTTGCCATCCCTCTGACGCCAGACCTGCCGAACCCGCGATCACGTAAACACCTACGTCGAGGCGAGAAAGAGTTATTCCCTCCGCCTCAGAGTTCGCCGTTCCACAGCCGCACCATGCGAATCCATCCTCCGCTATATCAACGCGCTGGCAGGCTTCCTGGCTCGCTACGATACGGGCAACCGGGGACGCAGCTTTTAGGGTGCCATCGCTCGCCTTTGTGGTGTTTCCTGTAGAGTAAGCAACGTAGTCATAGGTAATAAGGCCAGCATTCAAATATCTATAATGGAGTTCACCATTACCCTGAATATGGAGATGAAAGCAAATGGAGTCATCGTAGGAGCAATAAATACCAGAGCCGAATCCAATTTTCCCACTCCCTCCACCAGATCGCATAAAGCTTGAAGGATAGCGGCTGTTGTTTTCTGCTATCAATGTAGGCGTACTAACCAAAAAACCGCCCGCCCCAACTTGCATGACATTCCCGGAGGCAGTTCCGACGTCCTTCGTCGCGCTACTTCCTAAACCGAGGTTTGTGCGAGCGTCTTCTGCCTTCGTTGCCCCGGTGCCACCCTGTGCAATAGAAAGCGCAGTAGTGAGCCCTTTCAGCTCCGTGATATCGCTATTCGCCCCCTTTCTGGCAAGTGCACCTATGCCCGGAATATTTACGGAAGATCCGTTGATAGTAACGGTGATAGTCTGATTTGCGGATGTGGTAGCGAACGTCTCCCAGGCGCCGATATTCTCATCATACTCTTTGATGAGCTGCGACATCGCCTGCGCCAGGCTGTCTACAGAGATATTGTCTGATATCAGAATGCCGTACTTCTGGCCGCTCAGCGCCGGGGAAGCGGCAGGCGTAACCGTCATTGACGTGGCGCTGTCCACAGATGAAATCTGGAACAGCTGCACCGGGTTAGACATCACGATAATCGTCTGGCCAGCGCGAACCTGGCTGACTGGTGCCGTCCAGTTTGTGCCAGTACCGGTTGCGGTATTTCCGTTAATTGCGATGGTGCCGGTGTTATAAAGCATAAACTACCTCACGATAATAAAGATCGTTAAAAGCGATCAATCATTTAAAATTGATCGCTCATACCAATCTGACTATTTTTTAAACTCAAATAAAATGGAAGTTCCCGCATAAACAGGAATGTTGAAATGAAACTTTTATTTGCTGCAGCGCTTTTGCTGTTGGCTGGATGTACGAACAAACACACAGATAACGCATTCCAGATGGACTATCCCGTTGATGCCGCTCGTTTATCGCTGGGTGGCGATATTCACGTTAATATCGACTGTGCCACCAGAGAGGTGGAAGTTATTTTAGACAGCAGCAACGGAATATTCAGCCGACATATTAAAAAACGGTTAAGTAATATTTGTTATAAAAAAACGGATAAGCTGGATGTGGTTTATCGCTTCAATTCAGCAAAGGGCGTAAAACAAGATATGATCGCGACTCATTATCCGCACGTTCCTCCCGTCTCAAATGCCAACAAACTGAGCGATGGGGATTCTTAGGCCCCGCCCCTGAAACGTCTGGCTCCAGCTGCGCTGGTTATTTGAAATGTATCTGCCCTGCAGTTGAGAGCCAGTCCATTTGAGCACCACACCAGAATACCCGACAACCGTACCATCATCGCTGAGGTTTCCCGGGCAGTTGTTTACCAGAATCCAAGGGTTGAAGCTTAAACTGACTGAAAAGGTATTGTTCTGCAGGTCATAGTTAGCTGGTACGTCAAAGAACCCAACAACTCTCGGCATCTTTGAGGCTGATGCAGCGCTCCAGATAAGGCTGCCGGCACTGTCAAACACATCGAGATAACCACTCTGCAAGCCAATATTTCGCGCAGTTCGGATCATGCTACCAGCATTATCTTCAAGCATATCAGCACCAGGAAAACCGTATTTGTTCGTGCCCAGCTGCAGCCACCTTAAACGGCCGTCATTCCAGAATGACTGCTGCGTAAAGCCGAGCGTACTACCATCACCAAACGGGCTGTTAACGCGGTAGGCGCCTTTATCGGTGACGCCACTCAGCGTGCGCTGATCATAAAAAAGGGTCGATCTGTTTTGTGAATCCACCAGCAGTTTTCCGTCGCTGTTGTAAACTTCGAATCCGCTCATTGAAAGTTATAAACCTCAACATTGAGAGTGATTGCGGCACTTCCACCCGTGGGGAGATAGTAGAGAGTAAAGCCGCCATTATAAGCGCGGCAAAAATACTCGTTTACAGTCACGCCAGTGGAAACGATGGTGACAAACGTCCCGTCCTGCGTTGCGCCAGAAAAGGCGACATTTTTTGACGTCTCTCCTGAAGCAAGCGAAACCGTTGCGCTGCCCATGTAACGGATCGCGTAATCGCTTAAATCCACTGCAACCCGACCTGCACTGTCCCAGCACTGCAAACCCTGTGGCATTACCATAACCCCATTCTGACGCGCAGCACGTTGTTGCTGTCATAGATACGAATGAGAGTGCTCGATATCAGCATCCTCCCGCCCCCGGCCACGCCGTTGATTTCGAACGTTCCCCCTTTATCAAGCTTCCAGCCAGCAGAACCAGCCACATAGTTATTCGACTGGATATAGTTGCCGATTTTGGCGTTCTCAATGGTGCCGTCCTGGATGAAGCTGGCTCGGATGAATGTCTGCCCGCTCTGGATCACGAACGGCAAAGCCACGCTATTTCCGGCTGCCGTGGTGACGGCGAAGCGATCAGCCAGGAAGATAACCTGCGACTGCATGCCGGATGGCGTGTTCTCAACGCCGATCCCCATCCCCGCGGCGTAATACTGCCCATTGCTGGAGACACCAACCTTGATGTTGTACATCGCACTTAGGTTACCGTTTACATCTGCGATAGCCTGTGCGTTGACGTTTATCGCGGCACTGTTTTCGCCAGATTTAACCGTCAGGGAGTTAATTTTTGTCGCCGATGCCTGTGTGAAATCAGCAAGTGTTTCTGTCAGGTCTGTTGAGTTAGAAATATTGCTACCAGCTTCTGCATCCAGAGTGACCAGCGCGCGTGCTACCGCCTGGCTGGCATCGGCAATCGTCGTATCAACACGGTCTATACTGGCGCTATTCCCGGCGTTTGTTGCTGTCTGGGAACGACGACTGACAACCTGCGCCAGCCCATTCTGGATAATCGCGATTGCCGAGTTTTTCACGCCTCCCGTCATGCCGTCCATAGACACAGAAATCTCGTCGATCTTCACTTCGGCCTGCGCCAACCCGTCAGCGTTCTCCTGGATGTCTTTCGCCTGCTGCTCGAGTTCGTCGGCATGGTTTTTGATTTCGTCAGCCATGCCAGCAATTTTTTCGTTGCTGTCCACCGCGTTCTCGATCAGGTCCTTGAAGGTATCCGAGTCTTTAATCTCTTCCAGGATCACATCGGTGATGTCGGACACATCGATACTGGCCTGACCGCGCACCCATTCTGTGTAACCTGATTCGTTGCCGCTGCGGTCCACCAGCTGCGCGCGGTACCAGAAAATCTGCCCAGCCTTAAGACCCATCTGCTGATATTTGCGCTGCGGGTAAGGCACATCGGCCAGCAGCATCGCATCGTCTTCGGTACCTGTCAGGCTGTACTGGATTTCCGTCTTCAGCGTATCATCGGTATTCGCCGGGTATCCCCAATTCAGCTCGATGCCGAATACCACGTTTTCAGACGCAATGAAGCCGGCCGGCTTCGGTGGATTGCCCACTTTACCCGTCAGCGTTTTCTCTTCTGAATAGCCCCATCCGGATGAAATTTCTGCGGCATTGATTGCGCGCACGCGCACCAAGTAGCGCCCGGCATAAATCCCCGAGACGTCGAATGACGTGGTGGAGCTGCGCGGTACGTTAACCCAGTTCCCGTCGTTGCGGCGCCATTGCGCTTCATAGGCGATAGCGTTCTGCGCCTGGTCCCAGCTCACGCGCATCGTTTCGACGCTGATATTTTGCTGCACTACAGAAAACGAGCTGATCGCGATGTTGGCTGGCGGCGACTGATTACCTGGAGGGATGACACTTACCGGCCGCTGATCAATGATGGCACCCGTATCGATTCGGGCATATTTATCCGGATCGTGATTTGCCCCCGTGATGGTATATGTCCCGTCATTGTTATCGGTGACACTAATTACCCTGTACTGCTGCGCATAGAGTTCATAAGATTCAATTACCCATACAGCCTCAGCCTGCGGAAGTTCACTAAAGGAAGTTGTTACGGTGACCATTTCACCGGACTGGGACTGAATCGTCCGGGATTGGGTAATACCCGACGGCAGGTTTACCATTATCCTGTCACCGGCCTTAGCACTTGGCACCCGGTCAAGCTTAAGGACGCGACCATTAACCGCGGATAATCGACCGCCTAAATCTCTCCCTGAAAGATTTCGGTCAGAAACAGCAATTATGTAGCCCGGCTGAGGAATATTGCCGTCCAAGCCAACGTCAAACGTTACAACCCTGTCTTTATTGTTAGTCAGGATCCCCCAGCGCCCTTTCCTGTTAGCCTCAGACTGTCTGGTGCAACCGATGGCGGTGATCTCAAGCTGGTTGAAACCATAGCGCGCCACCAGCTCCTGTTCGAAGATAGGCTCCATTGCATCAGCATACCCATTTGCCGGATCAGACCAGGATACAAGAGCGTTCGTGTAGCGACTTTTGGTTGTGCTGCTGGAATACACAAATTTGCCGTCAACAACGTTTGCATGCGTGTAGGTAAAATCGACATCTCTGGGCATGTCTGCAAGGGCAACAATCTGGTCGTCGCCCCAGTAGGTCATCCCACGGAAGATTGCAGCAAAATCACGCAGGACGGTGTAAGCGTCATTCCGATCCTGAATGTAAACGTTGCAGGTGTAACGCGGTTCAGTTCCGCTCCCCCCCTTACCGTCCGGTACCGATTGATCACAGTACTGAGCGACCTGATAAAGCGTCCATTTGTCGATATTGGCTGCCGTTAGCCGATTACCGAGGCCGAAGCGGTCAGTGACCACCAGATCGTAAAATATCCACGCAGGGTTATCCGTCCATGCCCACTTAAATGCGCCCGTCCAGGTGCCGCTGTACGTTCGTGTTTCCGGGTCATAGTTATCGGGCACACGAATAACACGCCCGCGAGGCTCGCAGGAAATTTGCGGTATTGAGCCATTGAACTGGCTCGAATCAAATTCGATGTACAGTAGCGCGGTGTTCGGATAGCGCAGTTTGGCGTCGATTACTTCTGTGAAGCTTTGCAGCGTCATCGTGTCGCCAATCTTCGCGCTATTTGCGTCAGTGGTAATCTTACGCAGTCGGATTGTCCAGGTGCTGCCAGCCTGAGGTAAATCAATACGGTGGCTGCGTTCATAACCTGAGGTAGTTTTCCCGGTCACGCTGGTATTCAGCACTGTCTGCCAGGTGCCGCCATCTGTCTGCAGGTCAATCGCATAATTAACCGAGTAACCAACCAGATCGCCATTGTTCTCCTGTTTAAAGAGAGAAGGCCATTTTAGACGCAGGCGAACAGCTGATAGCTGCGTATTGGTGAACGTGCGCGTCCATGCGGTGGTGCTGGAAACTTCGGAACCTACATTGATTTCATTTTCGGTACCCGGGATCCCTTGAATGTATTTTTGCGCCTGAGTTCCAGAACGAAACTCCCATGCCACACCGCTGAAGTTCTGTGAACCATCTGCGTTCTCAAGTGCGGTGCCATCGAGATAAATATCGCGCGTAGTAAGGCCACCAGCAAACTCCCCCTCTCCCAGGGCGAGAAGGATTTTTGCCTTGGCTACTGACTGCAGATCATCTGGCTGTTCGGTAGGGGTTCGGGAACTGGAGCTGCCGCCCTTGCGGCCTCTAATCGGGGTAGGTGTAGCCATATTGCTCTCATAAAAAAAGCCACCCTGAGGTGGCTTAATGGAGAAAGTATTTACTGCTGGTCTTCTACGTAGATACCTGCGGAGATAATCGCGCCACCTATACGGCGCCGACCGTACAAGAGTGGTACCGGATTGCCCTGAGCTGTCGTATTTGTTACTCCACCAAAAGCATAACTGGCTTTGTTGTCCGATGATTGCTTGCTGGCAAGTCCGGTTGTCTGCGGTGAGAGCATCTGCACTATGCCGCCTAAAGCCATTGCACCACCGATCTGGAACATGATGTTACTCGCGGCGATACCAACACCTGGCATCCAGATTGCAGAAGCGACAAGTGCCACGCCGAGGATGGTCTGGAAAATACCACCTCGCTTACTACCAACGATAACTGGTGCGATGCGAATATCAGCTGAGCTCTGATCCATGCGGAGTTCATCATTGTTCAGGTTACGCTTACCGCTGAACACGGCATAAGTAAGCCCACGCTGCTTGCTGGTATTCAAAAAACGCTCAAAACCCGGGACGACCATACATAATGCGCGGATAGCTTCTTTTGGTGATGCTACGGATAATTTATATTCTCTACCAAACGTTGCACCAAGAACACCATATAATCGCACAACCCTTGTCAATTCATTATTTATGGGAAACATAATGTCACCACCAAAAAACCCGCCTAAGCGGGTGTAGTTAACTATTCCGATTCAGGTTTTATTCGAGATTGCCTCAGCGTTGCCAAATGATAATGCCCTCCATGATATGTACGTCCTAGCAGCATTACCAATCCGCAAAAAAGAATAGTTGTAAATACAAGAATGATATAAAACCATTTAAATGGAAGGTTGAAATCCAACGGAAGTAAGGAATTCACAAGCAACACAACCCAAAGCATTAACACAAACAGGCTAATCAATTGATTAATTTTCGAGACTGATAAAGCTGCAGGACCCGTTATTACATCAAAAGCTTTTTGCCGGAGTGTCATATCTTCATTTCTTGTTAGGACAATTTTATACAATGGACCAATCGACTTATTTTCAAGAAGATCGACGTGCTTCTCCCAGTTCTCTTGCCAGTATTTACTGCCTTTATTAACACAAAACCATGCAAACGAGAAAGCCACCCCCAAACAACAAAGAATAACTAATAAGTCTTGCCTTTTAGGTGAGGTTGAAGCGTATGCGACAAAGAACCCACCGAATGTAGCACCTATGAACGTCCAAAAATAGGTGGCGCGACGCCAATATAGATCAATTTCAAACTTTCTAGTATCAAGAGCTCGCTCTAAAGCCTTGTCCATATGATCATGAAATAAATCATTGTATTCATCACTATTTATATAGTTAGAACTAGTATTTGGTACTCGCCTCACAGAATAACCTTACAAAAAAAATCAGGTGCTATATGATACAACCCCACATTAATTTTTTACATACGGATGTGGTCGGATAGCAAATTTTTTAAACCGCAAAATCTTTATTGTTCTATCCATCCAGTATCCACCATAAGGCACTCGCTGGCTTAGGTGACCATACAGGTGGTGCAGCAACATATTGCCTTCCAGCAGTATTCCGGCGTGATTCCACTTGTCGGCCTGAACCTGCATAATCACCATATCGCCTGGTTTCGGCGGTCCGTCGAATTCACGGAAACCACACTCGTACCAGCAATCCTGATAGAAGTTGTCCGGGTAGTCATTCTCCCACCAAGGATAATCCACCCGGTAATCCTTAAGCTCGATCCCGTGCTCCTGCCGGAAATAGCTCATCACCAGCCCCCAACAGTCATAGTGTCCGAGCACAAACGGGCGCCCGATTAGCGGCAATTCGCCGCGGGGGGTAATGGTACAAAAGTCTCCTTCCGGCCAACTGACAATATACCAGGGAAGCAACGTTGCATCGCATTGAGCCTTGTCCAGTTCGCTTGGTTGGGTCGTCGCGTCGGGGTGGCTATGTACGATTCCCGTTATCGTCCCCCAGTCTTCAGCAGCAGCGTAGTCCTCTGGCGAAAGGTGAAACTGTTCCGTTGGTTCAGCAGCCAGGTTACGGCATGGGAAATAGCGTTCCACCCGGCTTTTCTGCGCTATCACACCACAGCATTCGCGGGGATATTCTTTCGCTGCATGCGCCAGGATCGCCTGAATCGTTTTCTGACGCATATTAGCTCCTGATCAAAGATGTTCCCGGAAAACCACCGAAAGGAAGTTCATTGTGTTCACCAAACCGAAGCTTGCAGGCGGTGAGCGTGCCATTACATTCATCCAATGAGGGATCGCTTACCGGATTGTTGTTTTTGTCGAAGTAAAGCGTGCCGGCATAATCGCACCCATCGCCGGTGCGGTACTTGTTCCGGATGCACCATGTGCAAAGGGAATGCAGCTGTCTGGTCGGGATCATCAACCCCTGCAGATCCATCGGGCTGGTAAGAACAAACTCGATACTTTCACCGGGAAGCTCGCTATTTTTACCGTCGATGTAGAAAACCCGCTTTCTCACCTGCAAGGGATCTGCTGTTGGATTTCCATCAGGGAAATTACGCGCATCCAGGTAATGCGCAAAAGTGTCATGAATCGTAACTTTGGCCTGCAGCATATCGTCATAGGCCAGACAGAGCGCAGTGATAGAGCTGTCAATGTTGGCAACGGTGAGTGTCGGCTGGGCGCTACTGCCATCGGTTGACGCTTCCAGTCCCTCGAGCTTATATGGCCAGGCACCATACTCTTCGCCCTGCCACCAGATACTCTTCGCCTTTAACTTTGATTCGTCGCCACCAGCAGCCGCAATCTCTTCTTCAGTATGCGGGAGGTTATAAGCGTGAAAGCGCAGAACGTCGTCCAAGCCAAATGCAGAACCGTCTACCTCAAGAAGACGTATTTTTTCACCAGGTTCGAGGCGTTGATAATCTTCAGTAATCATGGTGCGTATGCCTGTTTGAAGGTTGCTTTTATGGTCATCACTTTGCTGGATAGCGGCTGGACTTTAATGGAATCAGCTTCAATCCGGTATAAACCGGTTTCGCCGACAGGAGACGTCCAAATAAAGGATTTTGTAATGTGCTTGCGGCAAAACCTCAGCGCATCGAGCATCTCAGCTTTTTTCCCTGTTAAGGTCATCGGCCATGACTGTTTTTCAGGGTTGATGCCTTCACCGGCGATCTGTTCAAATCCGTCTCCGAAGGATGCAGAGCGTGTTGCGTAAGTAAGCTCCCCTTCCATTCCCGCCTGAATCTGGGTTCGCCAGGTAAATATTTCGATCGCCATGTTTCCCCCGGGCATAAAAAAACCCGCCGAAGCGGGTTAAGTAGATACGTCAGCTCAAAGGTATCTTTTCTTTAAATCTTCAAGCCTGCTGTTTTCTTGCTCTGTAAAGCCGGAAGCATCAAACATCGCTTCTTTATTTGCCCCATTGACTCTCGTTACTGTAACTGTGAAGACCGCATCAGCTGGAGCATCAACCTGACCCCATTCAGAAAACTTATTCGGAGCCAATGCCCAAGTAGCTTCTTCACCCGGTTCAAGCCCGCCAGCAATTTCGTAGTTAAAATCTTTTTCCAGCCATGGAACTGAACGTCCATCGCTGGCTATCACTCCATTGAAGTACACACGGGAAATAGCTTTATCAGTATTGTTTTTCACAACAAGGCGAATAATAGGTTGTGGCTTCCCATACTCTTCAGGTTCCAGGCTAAATCGAGATGATAGAACCTGTACTTTTTTGAGTTCTTCTTTAGCCTTCTCAGAGTCAGCTTTTTTCTGTTCAAGCTCTTTGATTTCCTGAATTGCCTGCTCTTTCTGCTTAAGTTCCCTCTCGGCAGTTACTTGCTGAGCATAAGAGATGATTTCCTCTCCAGTTTTGCCTGACAGGGGCTCGCGCATCTTCTTGCTTAGATCTTCTTTGTCACTTTCTGACGATGCTCGCATTAGGTCAGCCATATTAATGTTACTGAACGCTACGACCTTTAAAGCGCTATCAAATTCCTCCCGTTTATTTTCCGGAAGTGATTCTCTGACCTTGGCTATAGATGATTTCATTGCTTCATCAGTTGATGAGTCAATTTTAGGTTTATCGCACCCAGCTAATAAGAAGGAAAGAAATAACACACCTACAATTTTTTTCATGTCCCTATTCCATCAGTAAAAATTGAGATTAATCCTATCAGGAATTGGCATAACGGCAAAATCTGCGGAGACACTTTATCTTGATTTCGTTGCATTCCAGATGAGACCTCCAGGCTGGAGCTGTTTGGCTATACCTGCGCGTACTGACTGATCAATGGTCTGCTTGTAAGCCCGAGAAATAGCGTCATTGTCACCATATGCCTGCTGCTGAGTGTTCTGGTTATGAACGATCACGGACGTTTGAACGGTTACGCCATCAGTTGTCGAAGATTGCAGCCCATACATCGGGGCGCGGCCAACATAACCGCCGTTTGCATACCCTTGAGCTCCACGCATAAGCGCATACAGATTACCGACACCCAGTGCGCGGGTCGCTTCCTTCGTAAACACAAACTCACCGCCGTGTACCACTCCTTTGGGTTGGTGCTTACCCCCATCTCCCGTGTAGCCGCCTCCATCAAAACCAGGGACCAAACCACCACCTGAAAAACCAAAGAACGCGCCGATACCGGTTCCACCAAACGCTGATTTCATTCCATTAACCAGAGCCAGTTGGGTCAGCATCTGGGCGATACCCTTGAGGAAAGTGGAAAGGAAATCTGAGAAGTTAGATTTACCTGTTGTGAAGAAATCAGTCAGGGTGCTGGCCATGTCGGTGAATGCGTTGCTGGTAACCGTCTGCACCTGGGAATACACATTGGTCGCGCTGTCTTCGAAATCAGCCCAGCCCTTTTTCGCGCCGGTCAGCCAGTCACCGCGTAGCTTATCCTCAGCATCATAGTAATCGTTAGCTGCCTTAAGCTGTTTCTGATATCCATCTTCATCCAGCGAACCACCCGTATTTTTCCAGCCAGCGGCGAGCTGACTTTTTGCCAGCTCTCGCTGCGCCTGGCGGTCACTCATCCCTGCGCCACCCAGTAATGCGGCCTGTTTCTCAGCCATCTGCGTGACGTATTTCTGCGAGGTATCCATACGTTTGTTCAGCAGTTCCTGCGCGGAAATCTGATCACCCAACAGGGCTTTCTGCCGCGCTAACTGCAGCACCTGGTCTTTACTCGCCAGCAGGGATTGCTCCTGCTTTGTCAGTGAACGTGAACGCGAGGCCTCCTCCAACACCTGAAATTTCGCTTCAGTCATCCACAGATCTTTGCGCTGCTGGCTGATAGTGTCGTTCAGCCCTTTATGCTGCTGCAGCGCGCGTAACTGAGCCTGAAGCGCCAGCAACTCGGCCTGGGCAGCATCCGTGCTGCGATCGCCAGCCGATAAAGTACCCTGCTTTCCGGTTTTAGTCTTTTTACCGAAAGAAGCGACCCCTTCACGATCCTTCTGGGTGGTTGCGGTACTTATCTTTCTGGCCGTATCAAGGTATTTACCTGCACTGATATCAGCGGCATCCCAGTCTTTTTTCAGCTGAGAGACGCTGTCGCCATAAGCGCCGGCCATTTGTTCGTTATAGTCCTGCCATGCCTGCAAAGTATCCGTTTTCGCCCAGTCAGGAATGAGATTAATCGCAGCCGCGATAGAGGAAGAAATGATCTGGTTCAGCTTCTGGAAAACGATCGCTACGCTGTAATAAATTGCGTTGAATTCCTTCAGTGTGTTTGATGCCAGCTCTGCTACCCACTGACCGATATTCTGCATGGCCTCAGATGCCCAGTCTTTGATATCCAGCCACAGGCGACCAAACGGTGTCAGCGAGTCATAAGCCTGCTCTCCGCGCTCAGCCATTGTGTCGCCAAACAGGTCCATAGCCTGCGTAACGGCCGCGGTCTGGTCCTTTTGCTTTATCAGATCGTCAACATGCTTAAGTTGTGAAACGGTCAGGAAATTATATTGTTCGTTGAGACTTTGCAGCGCTTTAACTGGGTCTTTTTCGATGTCCTTATAGGCTTTGGTGATGTCCTGCGCCGAGACTATACCGGTCTGAACCGCCAGCGCCGTGGAGCCCGCTGCTTTTTCAAGTTGCTGCTGTGTCAGCGATCCCATGCCAACCAGCTCAATCATCAAACTCTGAACGGTTCCTACAGTCGCGCCAGTAGAGGCAGCAATAGACTGGGAGGAAGCCATAATCTGGAGCGCTGACGTGCTGGCAATGTTGCCAGTCCTGATAATGGCCTTGTTGATTTCGTCGTAGGCGGTAAAGTAGTCCGCCCCCGCTTTTGCAGCAATCAGAACAGCACCGGCCAGGCCACCAATGGCCACTCGGGCAGGAGTCACCATCGACAACATCGCTTTCAGAGCATTGCCTACACCGCCAAACGAATCGCGCAGCTGGCCGCCCTGCTGAATGGCTACCATATAAACCGGCATACCGGACGCCAATGAAGTTACGATGTCGGTCATTTGCATTGGTAGATAACGCATCGCGTTGCGGTATTGCCCCGCGCTGATCGCTCCTGACTTCCACGCGTCCTCCTGCTCTTTCAGTCGGGCGATCATCGGTGCAGCACGATCGGACACGCCAAGTTGGGCTGCTTTTAGCTCTAACAATTCTACGCGCGTTTTTCCGATTGCTGTGACCTGCTCTTCCAGCGAATCGATAAAGGTTTTGCCCGCTGCAGCTGCACGTTGCGCTGCCTGTGCCTGTTCAATGCGAGCCCGCCCCTCTGCAGTCTCAGACTCCATGACCTGCGCCAGTTTAACTCGGGTCGTCTCAAGCACGCTGTTGTAGCGAGTAAAGTCTTCATCCCCTACCAGCCCTTTGCCGCGAAACTTCGCCAGGCTCTCCTGGATAGTGTCCAGTTCATCCAGCGCCTTGTTTACCGGGCTAATTTTATTCAGCAGGTTCTGCAGCTCCTGGCGCTGTTGCTTGAGACTTTCTCTGTTTTTCTTTTGGTTATCGATACCGGTGCGGAACGTACTGTTCAAATCATCCGCTTTACCTGCCGCAGCGGACGCGGTCTCCTGAAAGCGATCCAGTGCCTGGTTACCACGCTCCAGCTCACTGGTATTTACTCGCAGGGAAATCGTGGCGATATCGTTACTCATTCCGCCCTCTCTTTATGCATAACTTTTAGTGCGGCGCTCTCCATGATTCGGATGTCCAAAAGCGCGGTTGCCTCATCCTCGACGTGGTGCAGGCGCATTACCCAAGGCAGCACGTTGTAATCAAGCCCTGATGCACCTCCAATGCCTGTGCGCCACTGCGTACTAACAGCCTGAAACACCAGGAATAAAGGCCAGATATCGGGCCAGACATCTACGAACTTATCGTCATAGTCATCAGGCGTAAGCCCGTAAGGCGCCAGGTCTGCCGCTGTGGGTTCAGGCGTATAGAACGCAGAGGCAACCGCTATCAGTTTTTTTCGCGCTGCCCCATCAGCTCGCGGTAGTAGGTTTCTGGGATTGCCTTAATTGCCGCCGGATAGTTTTCCAGCAGCACCGACAGGTTTTCCGCGTTGAATGCATCGGGAAGTGCCCAGCCAGCAATGATTTCCATCAGAAAATCAGTGGCGGTTTTGCCTTCCAGTTTTTCCAGGTCAGCCAGCTCTTTAAGTGGCTTGTGATTAAACGTGAAGGTCAGCACGCCATCCTCATCGCCGGCTCGGGGGATCGAGACATTGGCCTTAAATGTTGGTTTGGGCTGAAGGGTGAATTTGGTCGCCATCGATACCTCTTAACGAAAAAAAGCCTCCGTGATGGGAGGCATGGATTGGTGAAAGCACTGACGGGTCAGGCGGCAGCGTCAGTCACCTTGTAGAACGTCATCGCCGGTGACTGCAGGTTCAGCACCACACTCACTGTCTCTACCTCGTTAACTGCAGTAGTTGGCGTATCGTCAAAGGACGCCGTGGCCGCCCAGTAACGGTTTTCCTTCGCCTTCGGTACGTACATGTAAACCGCAACCGTCTCTTCATCTTCATCCAACTGGCGAAGCAGCGGATATACGGGGAGAGTGGAGTCATGCGCGATCGAGTAGGTCTGGGAGACTGCGGATTTATAGGTATTCAGGTTGCGCTGGCGATCATCGCTGAGGAACTGAATCTGTGTGGTGTTCTGATCGCCACCAGATTTCGACACCTCAGTTATTTGCGGCAGCTCGGTCCATTCAAGCACCTTTCGGATCGAACCGGCACCGCCACCAGCGGCATATTTGTTCTTGTTGGTGGTATTGATATTGCGAAGGGTTACGGCGCTTTCTGCAATCGCATCAATTTTTGCAATGACGTTATCAACACCGGACCAGTTGCAGTTCACATGAACAATATCACCCACCTTGAGTGCGCCCGCTTCACTCACGGTAATCACCATATTTTCGGCGTTCGTCGCCCCGGTGAAAGTAATGGCTGGGCCATAACCCGATGCCAGATAGACGTGAGCGCCGTTAGGCAATGCAAAGCCCATATTGGTTACTCCTTTAGAAACGGGAAAACCGGCAAAGAGCCGGTCAGGTTTAGAAGGTTGCAAGGATTAGCTGGAGATATCAGCTCGATAATTGAGACTAACGGGAACGGTATAAGAGACAGATGTAGTGATACCGCGGAAAACACCAGGCGTTTGATCTATCCAGCATGTAAAACCTCTGCCTTCAATCTCCTGCCCCTCGGGGAACAATTCAGCCACACGGTCTGCCAGGGCCACAACATCGTTACGGCCTGTGCCTGCTGGGGCCACAACGTTAATCTGGTATACACCTGAATAAATGCGGCAGCGCAATCCAAGGTCCAGCGTACGCGGCGTGGCGGGCATGTCATGGACTGCAAGATAGAGCCCCTCAGACGGCGGTGTAAAAGGAACATTTTCCCAGGCTACTGGGATACCTTCTGCATCAGCCCACTCGCCGAGCCTGGCGGCCAGCGCCGCCGCGATATCGGGAATCATTTAGTCACCTCCCTTACTGCTTCCTCAAAAAATCGCTGAAACTCAGCAGTAGTAATGCGTACCATCCCTCCCGGAGCCTGGGAAGAGTGCCCCATCTCCAGTCGATACGCGTAAGGGACGTTGTTGCAGAAATAAATAGCCTTCATCCCGACTTTGAACAGCGACAGCGTGTAATTCCCTGCGGCTTTTGTCAGATTTCCGGTTTTATCTACACGTCCCGTTTCATCTGTGGCCGGTGCATCAAAAGAAACCTGCCAGTTTCCACGAAACCGTCCACCGGTATATCCGGGCGGCGCTTTGATATCCATCCCATCCACCAGTCGAGCCTTCTTCTTAAGTCGTCGGGTTTTAGTCAGGTTGGCAGGGTCCGATTTTTGCGCTTCGTTATGGTCGTATACCGCCTGATTGTAAGAAGCTGCCGTCTGATTGATGCCCCAGAGTTCGGGGTTGCCGACAGGTGACATCATCACCAGTTGATTAAGGATCCGAATGCCGACAGCACGTACGACTGCTTCCTGATTCGCTTTGGCTTTGTCCACAAACGCGGTGATGGCAGCCGTGAACGCCTTGTTATCGCTCATGCTATGCCCTAAACTGAGATTTGTAGCAGAGCACCACACCGCCCGGTTTCACCGGATTAGGCTTAACCACGCGATGCATTACGCCGTCCACGACGATCAGATCGCCGGTTTTAATTTCCTTCTCAGCAGTGAAGACAATCCGTACATCACCGTTTTCAATGACGGTTCCGTCAATTTCGCCTGGCGCGTAATCCGTCTTCACTCCTGTGGCGGTGAACTGGATATCCTCGGAACGATGCTCCACACCACCGATGACGATTAACGAGCCCTTACGCGTGACGTTGTATGCAATGCCGTTCTGCTTGAGCATCCGAGTCGTTGTCGCCTGCATTCGCTGATAGTTGATGGCCATTACGCGCGCTCCGCGAAAGCATTGATTGCATATCCACGCCCACCAGCCAGGTCGCCGAGAATAGCCATTACCGCCGGGTAGGATGGTGTGAACACCTCACCATCGGCAACTGCATAGGTCATGGTTACGGCGCCTTCGACACGTTCGGTTTTAACCGCGGCCTCACGAACGCTTGAAAGCAAATCGCCCTCAATCGCCTCGATAGCCAGCATGCATTGTGCGGTGATAACCTGCCGCGGCACCTGGTCGGATGGGAAGTCGTGTCCATCCAGAATGACATTTGCGCGTGGCCAGGCCAGCGGCTGTCGGGGGTCTGCTTTGTAACCTACCCAATCAAGCCCTTCCAGGTAGTCCATCGCCTTAATCAGTAACGGTGCGAGCTTTTCAGGCAGCTCAACTCCTCTCAGCGTGGCAAATGACGCCAGTTCATCTTCGCTGGCGTAACTGTTAACGTCAGCGGCGGTGATATCAGTAATAATCATCTGAGCATCCGTTGAATGGGGCTTACGCCCCATCGATTAGCCAGCTGCTGGTGCGGTGAAGGTGATTTCCTCACTCGATTTAGCAATACCATCAACAGTACCAGTGACTGTGAAAGTACCTGCCGTATCAGAGGTAAGTTTGACCGTCGCCCCACCAGCAGAGCCGGTTTGAGAACTGGCAGTGCTGAGCGTGCCGCCGGTTGAATTCCAGGCAACGGTTTTGCCGGAAACACCTGCGCCGTTTAGCATGTACTTCAGGGAAATGGTGACCGCATCGGTGCTGTCAGCGGTTGCGGAGATTTTATCCGCTGACAGCGTTACTCCCCCGCTGCGGATCCCAGTTTAATCAGTACACCAGCCGTAGATTTGTTGCTGGTGAAGTGCTTCTTCCAGTTACCTGCAGTGCCGATTTTGGTCAGGTCCGGGTTGTCGCCTTTGGAGGTATCCCAGCTGTAACCCAGCAAATCGACATTCACAACGCCTTCTGCACGATATCCGATCGCCAGGTTTTCCTGGTCGTTGATGTCGTAGGAACGGAACCCCGGAGCCTGAGACTCAGTAACAGTCACCGCCCCGGTCACCAGCCCGAGAATCGCATCCGCGTCCATGGTGTCGGTCACCAGCACAGGTTTACCCAGCGTACCTGGCTGGCCACCGTAGACCACCACGCCTGCTTCTTCGTAGATTTTGTTGGCGATCGCCTCATCCACGATGTCGAAGTAAGTGGCGGAGTGCATAACGAAGAGCACGACACGGTTGAACTTGTCGCCGTACTTACGCAGACCGCGTGTCAGGGTCTTCTTGCCGTCTGTTTCGATATCGGCGGTGACCACCATATCCGCGTTGGCACCAATTGCTGCCGTCAGGGCCTTCAAGCCGTATTTCACGTAGCCTTCCAGCGTAGCGTCAGCCACATCAGTGCCGATCACTTCGGAGAACTCGTCAACCGAGCGGCCGCGGCGTTTGAACGCTTCTTCAGTAGTTTCGTATGGACCGTATTTCCACGGCGCTTTGACGGATACGGCTTCACCGGCGCCAATCTTTTTACCCGTCACCTTTTCGGTGGAGTTAACGTCACGCGATTCGATTGAGCCGCCCACTTTGTAGAAGGCTCGCTTGCGGAAATCGCCTTCGATCAGTTCGTTATCCAGCAAAATCGCACCGTTGGAGGAAGCGTTGAATACTTCCAGATTGTCCTGGCGGCGCTCAAGAAAAGCAGTCTGCGCCAGGTCGTCATAAATAACCAGGTCGGTATTAACAGTCGTTGCCATGGTTTAAATCCCTTATTTCGGAAGTTTGAGGAAGGCCTGCTGGCCATGCTTGCGGATGTAGTCCGCTTTGTCGCTGGCGCTCATTTCGGAACGTTTCAGGCTGCCACCGCCGTTTGGTTTGTGTCCGCCCGCGCCGGTGCCTTCTGCGCGTGGGAACAGATGCGGAGCCGTCTCCTTAAGAGACTCCGCCCACTCAAGCGGGCTTAGTGGAGTTTTGCCGTCTTTACCGAACAGAACATCGCCATTTGCATCAACTGCTACGGCCTCGCCTTCGTCGTTGAGCTGGAATGTGCCTTTGGCACGCAGAATCAGATCGTCGGATGCTTCCGGCAGCGCGCCAGCTTTTGAGGCTGCTGCTCGGATTGCATCGCCCAGAACTCGATCCCGGAATTTGTTGGAGAACGCTTCGGCTTTGTCCGCGCGTTCATTTGCGGCTTTGATTTGCTTATCGACGTCAGCACGCAGACGCTCGGTGCGCTTATCGAGCACCTCATCGATTTTTCCGGCGGCAATCAGCTTGGCCTCTTCGTCGTCGGAAAAACGCTGGAGGATCCCGCGCACTGCATCAGGATCGATACCATCAAAGCGAGACAGGGTTTCTTTTTGCTGCTTAATGGTGCCCAGCAGCTCAGAGTTTTTGGATTTCAAGCCAGTGACTTCGCTGGTCACGCGCTCATCAATCAGCTTCTGGATTTCAGGGGTGATTTCGATACCAACGCCACCGCTGCCCTCGCCGCCGCTTTCTGGTGCATAGAATTTCAGAAGTATGTTTCGAATTAACATATTTTCCCCTCGGGATTTTGCCGGGCCTCGCCCATAAAAAAGCCCCGGCGGGTGCCAGGGCGTTAAGAAATTAATGGTTGTTAGTAGTCAGTACCTGATAACTGCTTAAGACGTTCCAGGGATATCCATTCGCCTTTGTCAGTAAACATATCAGCCAGGTTGATTTCACCCGCGCGGAACAAACGGCCACGCTCGGCACCCAGAACCTGATCCTGGCGTTGTGCTGGCTGGCGCGCGAGCCATTCCAGATACGAAGTTTTCCCCGGTACCTGTCCATCCATGCTGGCACGAGTGCCCTCGTCCATCTCATCAATATCAATGCCGAGTTCGCGCCACGACTTGAGGATCAGGGTTTCAGTAGAACGACAGCAAAAATGAATTTTCCCGGGTCCCTGTAGGTAAGGCACCTTATGCCCGACCGGTTTGTTATCCATGGTGTAGCGCAGCAGGTCACGAATAATGCAGTCATGGCTGGTTTTATTGTCCAGCGTAGACAGCCACTGTTTGCCTTTCACGATATCGCTGTTGGCACTGGTGAAGCTGTTGCGCGCTGTAGCAGCCAGATGATTCACAGCTGTTTTAGCTATGCTGGCGGCGTTTGCCCTGCTCATCTGCAGCGCGCCGTCGCGATAACCTTTATTGGCGTGGCCGCGAACACTGCGCGCGATTGTTTCTACCGTGTCGCCGGCAAGATACCCCCTTCGAACGGCGTTCACTATCCGCGCCAGCCTGTCCGATTCCAGATTCTCCGCCCATTCACTCAGCAGCCTCCCCTGAAAGGGTTGCGCCATCGCCGCGGCATACACCATATCGGCGGTGATGCCCTGCAGCGGATAGTGAGACAAGACCTGTGATGGCAGAAGGGAATCGAACAGGCTCAGCTGATAACTGGCTTCGTTCTTTGCCAGCGCCAACAACTCATTTTCGAGCCCTGCCTGCATGGACGCTACGGCTTGATGGTTAAGTTCGCGCGCGCTGCCCAGTAAACTCTCCAGACGATTAACGGTGAAGCTCTCCGGCGGCAATTTGTCCAGCGCATCCAGTAGACGAGCCGACAGGTCCGCGTCCGCCTCGTTAAGCAACTTCACCATCCGGTTTGCCACGCCGGTGGCGTAGCGGCTTAACCAGACTGAATGTGCGATCGATTCATCACGCAGGCTTTCGTTGATGGTGGCCATATCAGCCTCCCGTCAACGTTGGAGCCTGATTGCGAAGCGCATCAATAACCTCGTCCGGGCTGTCGGCCGGATCAATGAGATCGAGCTTCTGCAGCGCGCGAATCATATCGCTATCGCGCAGCGCACCGGACTGCCAGGCGTTGACGATTGCCGTCACCATGCCCGACTCGGCAATTTTCGCGATGAATTCCTGATTGATGGTGTAACTCGTCGTTTCGCCCTTGATGCCGAGGTATTTCGCACACCAGCCAAGCGCCAGCGTATAGGCTTCAGAAACGTTTGAGACGCAGATACCGAGCACTGATGTTGAGGATGTTTGCTCACCACTCGCCTGCGTCGCAGTCTTCGCCGTGGCGTTCTGCTCAATCAGTCGGGCGCCCAGCTGCACCATGTAATCGCGCTTACTGTCCATGGCCTCTTTAGCCAGCATGTTCGGCTGCGCCTGGGCATAGCCAAACGAGCCCTCCTTGGGAAGCAAAAGCGGTGATCGGGAACCAATTTTCACGCCCTTCTTCTCGAGGTGGTCGCGCCAGTTGGTATCGAGCCCAGTCATGTACGGCTGCACCTGGCCACAGAACCACACGCTGTCCTCATAATCAGCGCTGTTTCGGTAATGTCCGTGGTTTATCTCCACTAGCGCAGCCAGCGGTGAATCATCGATAGTGGGATCGTTGTTCTGGGCCCCGACAAAGGTGAACGGAATTTCGTCCCAGTAGTCCTTTCCTTTCGGCTTAGGGTGGTACTCACTGTCAACGGTGTAGGTTCCGCTTGCTGTGCCACCAGCCCGGCGCCATACCCGGCAGATGAACCGCCCTTCTTCCAGCGCCAGCTCACGGTACTGTATTTCGTCCTTGTAAGCGTAACCATCCGGCTCTTCTACGCATTCGCGAAGGACCACCAGCACCAGTTGATCGCGCCCGTTAATTCGCTTTGTACGCCAGTTGATAATGTTCTCTGCCGGATAGCGGAGAATGATCGCCTCATCGGAGGCTTCTGCGTAATCGACATAAAGCCCCTCTCGGGCAACCTCCAGCACGTTCTCGGTCACCAACTGCGACTGCTGATAAATACTGGTGCCGGCACCGTCAGCATTGTCCAACAGGTAATTGAGCTTTTCAGGGCCGTTAAACGTGGGGTCCTTGCGATATGCCATCCCAAGCATGCCGATCTTCGTGTTGCTGGCAATGGCATAGAACACCGCGCGACTCAGATAGTCTTCGTTGCGTTTGCGATTGCGGGTGGATTTATCGGTTGGGTCGAGATAAGGCAGATACTTATTACCCGCCGCCTTTACGGCCTCAGCTCCTTTGCAGAAGTCCCTGTATTTCCGCCAGGCAGCAGAAGCCGCCCGGTGTTCTGGTCGAACCCAGGTGATGTCGTCGTTTGCCATATCAGAAAGTGGTGTCCATTGTGATTGAGTATGCAGGTCTGGATGGATTATGCAGTACACGATAACGAGTGCTGTCCCAGTCATGGTCTTCCTGCTGGGTGTCAACGTCATCGGGGTTCTTACTGTCTCGAACCAGCACCGGAACACGGCTTATCCAGCCTCGGCAGTAGTCAAAGACGTAGAATGCTGGCTTCTCAGGCAAACCCGACTCTAGCTTTATACCTTCAATGACGGCTTCGAGCATATCGGCAAACAGGGCTGCGCCGTTAACGCGCGAACCCGGTTTTTTGTTTGCTTCAAGCCACTTAACACCCTGAGCCTCCATCTTCTGAGCAATAGATAACTCGTCATCGCCGGTGTTGTAAATTGCGCCATCAGCCGGACCGGGAACAACCTTCTTACAAATTCCGGGCATGATGTTCAGCTGCCCCTGAGTGACGCTGTTGAGTTTGATCTCTTCGGGTTCGGCAAGTTCTTCGCCAGCCAGTCGCCTATCAACCCACGCAACGCCTTTGGCGACGTTGGTGGAGGACATATTAAGACCTTTGTTCAACTCATCCGGGGGGCAACCGTACCACTCACCAATCAGGATCAGCGACCCTGCGGGCGGGCAAAACTGACGACCATCCTGTAGCTCAGCCGCGGTGCCATCGGCGCATGCCCACCACAGGTTTGAGAACGGCTTCGATTCTCCCCAGTCGTGAGAGCGGTCAACCACCCAACTGTCCGGTATGCGGAACGGCTTGATGACGTGATGTGAGGCATTCCACAGATGGTCAAAGCGTCCACCGCTGGTTACGTCCCAAGAACCCTCGACCCAGGCTTTTCGGCGATTCGGGTCTTTGATGGCCATCAGCGTTGCGATGTATTGCGGATCTAGGAACGGGTTCTCTTTGAACGAGCCGTGAATCGCAACACGGGTAAGCGTGACGTCTTCTTCACGCTCGGTCTGCGGGTTGAACACCTTCTGCGTTTCGCGAATGATGGTGCCGCGCGGAGCCGGCTCGATAAAGCGCTTCTTCACCCAAGCGTGACCGATGCCGAAAGGGTTGGTCGTGCTGAAAGTCTCCAAGGGAATCGGCTTAAGCAGAGAGCCATCCTCACGAGGATAGTTCTCAGGCCGGAACGACGATCGCCGACACGAGAACATCATCTCGTAAAACTCAGATGACTGCTGCTTGGTCAGCTCGTTAAAACCTATGAACGGGAACTCCTGACCGTGGTAGTCCCAGTAATCACCCTCTTCTTTCCCGAAGCGGAACAGCAGTTCTTCGCCAGTCGGCCACACCCAGCGTAGCTCAGATGCTGACGCCAGATAGCGCGCACCGTCGTTAAAAAGGCGGTACATACGCTTCGACTGAGTAATGATGTCTGTGAGGTTTTTATATTCGGTATCAAATATCACGCCACGCCAGAACGAGCCATATCCCAGCCCAACAAGACGACGAAAGCGTGCCAGCTGCGCAGCGGTTTTACCTGGCCCACGTGTACCCTCGTAGAGAATTTCGTTGCATGGGCAACTCAGGGAGAGAGATTGGGATCCCGGCAAAGGTTTCCAGACGACTTTGTAATTCATCCACCAAGAACCTCGCTCTGCTGCTTCTGTGCTGCTGCTTCCCACTCGTCTACGTTATCGCAGGACGGCACCGGCATGATGCTGTGAGTGGCAGTGACCTTTTGCTCGACCTGCTCTTTGAAAGCCTGCACGCGAACGTGCTTCCCGAGAAGCTCAAGGTTCTTCACCTTATCAGGCCACTTAATCTTCTTAAGCAGCGCGGCTGTGTTTCCTTCGGCTGATATCTCAACGACATCAAGCCCGGATAGCGTCGTCCTCCAGACCTTCGGCCACTCAGAAACCGGCTTCAGATCTCCGGTCGATGTCAGAATGTCGAGCACGTCCATCTGGTCGATTTCAACGAGACGATTCAGGACGTATGTCGCATTTATGCCAACCAGATCATTGCGTTGCGCTTTAAGTTCGGCAATTCTGGACTGGATGTCAGGTTTTGACAGGTTTTCGGACGCGGTGCGGTTAGCTGTCTTTGCGCTGTACCCCGCCCGAATAGCCGCTTGCGTGGCGTTTAAATCGATGAGGTACTCGCGACAGAACATTTCTTGTTTGTCTGTGAGTGCCATGGTTTTCTTTTTTTTAAAAGGATGTTGTATGTCTAATAGTGCTAATAAGCTCAAATTTAAAGTTGGCGATATCGTTTACTTGGTTAGCGGTGGTCCAAGCATGTCCGTTGCCGAGCAGATTAAGGACTTTACATCTGCAAAAGGCTGGTATTACACTGGTGAATACAAGTGCCAATGGTTCTCTGGGAAAAAACTCGATCATGGAGTATTCCCTGAAGAATCCCTGACATCAAATAACCCAAAGCCATAAACCCAAGCACATTGGCGCTGTCTTTAGATGATGTTTCATCTTGGATGATGTCAACCCTAGCAAAAGATGGTTGCCTTTATCAGCAAGATGTTGTCGATTACCTCGTTAAACAAAATAACGAGCAGCATCTCAAAGAAAATGCGGATGGCAACCAAGCGCTATCAACCAGAGTCATCAATAAATTTAGAGTTGATAGCGGGGATGATGTCGTTTGGGTTAAACCTGAAAAATACTGGCGATACCGCGTTCCTGAGGATGAAGAAGGCCGAGAGGCCCGCGGTTAATGCATAGGGCGATCATTCGCCCTTTTCTTCAATGCTCTCTTCCAAGGGACTGAACTGCACACGCTTCACATCGGCCGGAGCGAAATACAGCCACTCGCCCGTTTCCGTCGCCAGCGGCACAAAGCCGTTAACCAACTCAGGTTGACGTCGTGACATCGTGCCCATGTACTCGCCGCCGTCGTTCGTAGTCAGTTTGATGATGTAGATGTCGGACATTGAGAGCCTCTTTATCCGCTTTCGGGGATATTTTGTTGATTATCCGCTGTAGGGGATATTGCCATTATGATGAGCCTACCCATCGTGATAGCAATAAAAAACCGCCCAGAGGCGGTTTGTATATGCATTGCACTTAAATGTCGGAGGCTTGGTTTGCCTGCACCCAACTATCGAGTTCTCCGTCCAAATGTATTTCAACAGCGATCCAATCAACCGTAGAATCACCTTTCTGCAAAAAAGCATCCATGTCTTGCGTGCTAGGGTTCAAAACAACGACAGTTCGGCCGAATGCTCGGTGAGTATTGTTTTTGACATAGGAATAAGGCTGGACCTCAAAGTTCACATCCCCAATACCAACAATGTTTTCTCTTTTTTTCACCAAGAGATCAAACATAAGCTCGCCAAAGATTTGCTCAATTCTATTGTCATCCTTCGCTAAGTTGATTTGCGACACTAAAACCAACACATCCTTGTTTTCTTTTGCTGATGCAACCTGAATCACTTTGTCTATCACTGCGCTCAAGTTACCGCTATGGCTTCCAGCGGCTTTTATCCTGTAGTTTGACATCTTCAGTCCCTCTGACTTCGCATTTGCATGATTAATAATCCCTTTAATCATACGATCTTGAATGCCAGCATGAAAATCAATTTAAGCACTGCTGCTTTATGTAATCCTGCAACCCAGCAATCATTTTCCCGCTGGTTTCGATTCGCTCTCTGAGGGTGAAATAATCCCGTTCAGCGGCTTCAGTAAGTCGGGGGCCGGTTGCATCATCCAGGCCGGTGGCGCTGGCCGTTCCGTTCGCGGGACATCTTGCGTTGACGTGCAGCCCACACTTGCCATAGCTAACACAACGCTGCAGATCTTCAAGCTGAGATTTCGCATCAGCTAATTCCTTCGTGTATTTAGCATCCAGTGCAGCGACATCTCGCTGCCGGGTCTGCATATCTTTGATGGTGGCGTTCGCCAGGCTGAGTTTCTCAGTGGCTTTATCGCGTTGTTCTTTGTAGGTGATGGCGTTGCTACGGTAGTGGTTAATCGCCCATGTCATAGAAACCAGCAGGCAGATAACGACAGCGCAGATGATGGCTGTTATTCGACTCATTTCTGGCCCCACTCGCAGACTTCGCGCTCAATCTCGCGCCGGGTGATAAGCCCCTTCCACTGTTTGCCACCGGCATACGTCCAGCGCTGCAGTTCTTTGCATGCACCCGGAACGTCGCCGGAATTTAATTTTTTCAGCAGCGTCGATCTGCTAAACGCTCCAGCTCCTACGTTGTAGGTGAAAGAGTAAAGCGCGGCGCGGGTTGGCTCAGGGATGTGAACATTGATCAGCGGGTCAATGGCGTTAGCTACTTGTTGCAAATCAGACTGCAGCAAAGCGTCACATTCTTTATCTGTGTAGCGGTGACCGCGGCGAATGTCAGCGCCGGTGTGGCCATCGCAAACAGTCCAGACACCAACGACGTCTTGATAAGCGTAATAGCGTCTTCCTTCAAGTCCATCCGCATTGCCCAGCATCACAGCTGCAATAGTGATTGCGCTGGCTCCGCCAACAACGGCGCCCACCAGCTTATTTCGGAGTGTCGGGTTCATCTCGGCTCCTGCTGCGGCGGTTGTCTTCGCGGATTTTGAAATAGAGATTCGTCAGATACGTCAGTACAGCGATGATGATGCCCACCAGCACGCCGATAGCGTTCCACTGCTCGGGACTGTAGGCATTCAGCATACCGTTTAGGATGCTACCGGCTGAAGCGCCGTAAGCAGCACCGGTGGTTAGTTTGTCCATGCGATACATACTCTCACCTCGCGTAGTTAGCGGGTGCTGTGTGTTTGAAAAGGGTCTGTCCGTCGGGACGATTTAACAAGAAGGCGTGTCGATGATGGTTCCTGGAGCCTGAAATTAAAAAGCCAGCGACAGGCTGGCGATGTGAGGGTAAGGCAATGAACAGGATATTATTTAGAACCAAGCGACCTAGAAGCTAGCTAAACAGATGGCATTTGTGTAAAACGATGAATCAATCAGCAGGTGTTCATCGTGAAATACATTCGGTTAATTTTAAGGCTCATAACAGTATCACTTTATGTGTTTCTGGTTGTTTTTGGCTCTGGATTTGTAGGTTCGAGTACAGCCAATGTAATTAATCTTGAAACACTTAACCTAAATTACTCATTAATCGCAAAGGACTCGGCGGTATACGCACTCTGCGCAACTGGTGCGACATTAGTTGTTCCACCGGTCCTATATTTAATCCAGCATTATGTCTGGCCAGTGTTGAAGTTTATCGGCTTGAAGATTCGCTACTTCTTCCATGGATACTAAAAGGCTCGCAGCTGGCGAAGCATCACTTTTTTTTCCGTTACAGCGCTAACTCTTCAATAATTCTTAAATCGCCAGAAGCAAAAAGCCCCACGGGGTTAACCGCAGGGCTTTAAACGAAGGCAATAACCCATCGTTAGAGCAAAATTACCACAGATTCGGGAAAAGTAAATAGTTCACGATAAATTCACGCCCTATTTTGTTATCTGCTTCAGCTGCGCATCAGCCCAGGCCTCTTCGATGTCAAACTTTGTGATGAGCTGATCGTAGAATGGCTTAACAGATTTCTTCCATGTATCGATGCTGATTGCATCCGTTATCTCCCTTAAAGCTGCGTAAGCCTCAGTTGATGGAATTCGCTCAAACCCCCGCCCACTGCAGCGCTTGCAATCAGCCAGAACCGGCACACCCTGCTGTTCAGTAAGAACCTGATTAACGGTTTTCCCGCGTCCATGGCAATCTTTACAGGCACAACTTACAACCTTCTTACCCTTGCACTGAGGGCAGAGAACGCGCGCTACCTCCATGACCTGCCTACGCACCTCATACTCAGAAGGTCGAATATCCTCCGCGCCCATGTGCAAAGACATCTTCACGAACTTCTTATCTTTTGCCGGAGTGTGAGACTTCATGCTGAATACCTCAGCGTCAATAAACCCTTCCCCATTGCAGCCATCGCACTGCTTCACGCTGGCGGCGCTGCGGGAATAGTCCTCAAACGCGAAGGTGGCCAGCTGGTGCATCACCAGTGGCTTAACCCCGGCATCCAGTTTGCGCAGCGCAGCCACCCGGTCGCACTTAGTCAGCGCGTAATGGGCCAGCAACTCAATCGCCCTCTCCCGGTCATTGTTGCTGATACCCATCTTCCCAAGAAAAGCACTGTACCCCAAGGCTGCCCGTTCCTGCGTCATGCCCATCGCAGCCATGATATCCGTTCCGGTTAATGAGTCTGACGCCGTTGCACGCGGAGAGTCGCTAATCATTGTCGATTTGGCGAAGTGATATTTGAGGGTGTTTTCAAGGTTCATGCGATCTCCAGCTCGGTGATGGTGAGTTCTAACTTCCCGCCCTTAACTACAGGCATTTTCACAACGCGATAATCCACAACCTGGCTGTCATCCAGCCAGAATCCCGCCCTGGTTAAAGCGTCAAAAGCTGCCTTCTGCAGGTTATCCAGATCGCGGCGCCGGCGGTCGGGCATGTGACATTCAATACGGATTTTGAGTGGTGCGGCCGTGCGGATATTAAGTCGGGCGCTTCGAATGACACTTGCGACCGCATAACGGTACGCAACGCCATCAGCGCTAATGTGTGTACGCCCGCGGTTGTGCCGGTAATACCGGTTATTGCTCGGCGGCCAGGGCAAAGTGATTTGATATGTATTCACGTTCACCCCCACATCCGGTTTCGCCAGCGGCTGTCCGGGCGCGCTGGTGTGTTAGATGTCGGAAGGAACGCACTGACAGTCCAGGTCACGTAATCCTGGTTAAGGCTGCGCTCAACGCGCACGCCGCGCGCTTTGTAACGCTTGACCAGTTCGTCGGCCTGTTCGGTGCTGCAATCGGTGTGGTGGAACCAGGTCTTCTTCATCCCCATCACCCCGCAAAGCCAAGCAGCTGTGCGGCGACGTTTTCGGCCTCGTCACGGCTGCGAAATGAACGCGACAGGACCCAGCGCCAGAGGACATCGAGCGCAGCGTTATAGAGTTGTTGAAACTCGAGCTCGTCCATATTGGCAAACGAGATGCTGCGAGGATGCTTCTTGAGTGTTCCGTCTGGCAGCTGAATGGCATCAAAGTGCCCTGCCTCGACGATCACCCAGGAGCGGTAAGCATCGAAGGATTTGCACAGGCTAATACCATTCGTGACGCGCCGGTAAGCAACCTGTTCCAGATACTGCTCAGCAGCATCGATTAGCGCGCCCTCATTCCCGCCATAAGAAGCCAGGAATTTGGCGTAGCCGGTAATCAGCTTTCGCTCGTTGCTAGAAATAGCCCCGCCGGTTGGTTCCCAGTATTCAAAACCGAGATTGAGAAGCGCGAAAAAGCGCCGGTGAAATGCCGGGTTTCGTACCCGCTTGAACTCGGCAACAAGAACATCGCCGAGCCGGGTTTTGGATTGCAGAATATCGCTGGTCTCGGGCGTAGCCGGGATCAGTATTCCTGAGTGGTGTTTGATAAGTTGTAATTCTAGCGCCATGGTTCTCTCCGTGGCGCATCAGGTATAGGTTGTTCAGGCCTATGAAAGAATAATATCAGACGGTGGTGTAATTCGGTACCCAAGCCGTTTTGCAAATTGCATGAACCCGTTGAGAGTGAAGATTTCTTCCTCTTCGAGTAACGGTCGTAATGAAACTATTCCATTTACTCGATAAACCAGATATCTCCCTTCAGCCGGGAAGCTATAGATAACTGCTTTATCGGCCCTTCTGACCACGTCGTACCATTGATCATCTGCATTAAAGGCATCTGCACTACACACTATTTCCCCCAGAGCGACTTAATGACGCGGTAAACAGTAATCGGGAACAGCCAGGGGAACGCAAACAGCGATACTCTTTGAAACTGCTCCAGTGAAATTCACGCGATTAATAAAACCACTCGTCCGCGCTTTCCCAGGTCTCCTGCACGATATGTTCGACCTCTTTCTTGTCGCCCCAGAAAACAGTCAAACCATCATTACTGGCACGCCTAATCGTAAGCTGGCAATCATCAAACTGCTTGCTGAGTCTTTCGAGCAGTTCTGACTCGAGCGCAGGTATAGCTCCATCAGGAAGTTTCTTCATGCGATCAATGGTTAGCTCGATTTTCATTTTCCCTCCGCAACGAATCACTGTATGCATGTACAGTGCTTTTATAAACTTATGTAACGGATTTTGCAACGTTTTATGAGATCACAATGTAACTTACTGAGATTATGTGCCCCCCAAACAAACAACAGGTTACTTCCAGCGTGAAGACTTGTAGTTTCTGTGGATTGAGTGTTTTAAAGCGGAAGCAAGAATGAACGTTTGGGTATGTGGCATGACTGACAAGCAACATGCTATTACCAAGCCCTATAGCGAGAACCTGCAAGAAAGGTTCTCGCTTCGGTATCATCGTTAAAGTACCCGTTGCATAATGCTCTCATCATGTGAATTAAAGATTTCACAACCAATGCCGATACTACTCTGGTCCTTGCTTGTGACGTATTCAGGTCTGCAGAGTGAAGGCCAGTTTCAGCTAAAAGGCATACATATTATGCTTTCGGGCATTGGGCATATGACGCCCAGATATTCACTGTAGTATGCTCTTGCAGATTAAACGTTGTATTAAAGATGGAGTTTTGTTTAAGCGCTGACCTAAGGAGATAATATTTGATGCCCCTCATTATGCTTAGCTTCCCTGATATTTATAACCGTTTAGTCAAGCTTTTCCCTTTAAAGCCTTGGCTGAAGGTCGTTCAGGACATAAAGTTACTTTCAAATCAATTTGCTGGACGTGGTGGACAGGAAGAATTAGAAAACTCAGTAGCATTCGGTTTGACGTTTTGGGATAGAAATCAGTATGCATTAAATGCGGGATACGAATGGAATACAATGTTCCAGACAATGTTATTTGTGCAGCGAGTGGTGGAACTGTGTGAAGCAGTGGAAAGAGGTGAACCAGGCCCCAGGGAACTCAAAAAACGTTTCGAGGGTGCGTTCAAGCTTGCCAGCGACATGCGCGCTTTGCAGTACGAGTTATATATGGCCAAAACACTAATCTCCAGGGGGTGCTCCATTGAATGGCCAGAGGAAAGTAAAGGCGAGGAGACCTTTGACCTTCTAGTCTACCCACCTCAAGGGCTTCCTCCATTTGAGCTTGAGTGCAAATCCTTCGCAGGTGATAAAGGTTTTGCTGTTAGTCTTGCAGATGGGCATCGCTTGATTGGTGCTTTGCTGGAAAAAATCTCGCTCGACAGACTTCTCACTGCAAAGGAAGGATTCGCAAGTATCTTGACCATCATTTTGACGGAACCTGTGCCTAAGAACGATAAAAGCTTCAAAGAATTTATGGCTCGCCTAGTAGACGAGATTGAAACTCAAGGCAACGATATACACAGCGAAAAGTTTTCTGTTGTTGAAGAATTTTGCCCATTATTGGGAGATAAAACTGATGAGAATGTAGTCTTCAATGCAGCACAAACACTCCATGGCTCCACAGCAGCGTTAGTGGCCTGCCATGACTCTGAGCATCGATTAAAGGGAATTCGGGTCGTATCCGCAGGTGATGTACAAATTTGGAAAGAGGTTGAGAAAGTATCTAAGCGGGCGTTAAAAAAACAACTGACAGGAAAACGACCTGGAGCATTGGCACTTCAGTTTATTAATGACACGTTCGAATCATTCAAAACTATTTCCGAGCCTAAAAATAAATATCGTTTACTTTCAGAACAACTATTTACTAAAGATCATGCCTTGATGTTGATTGTCACTAATAGTATTGAGCTATCGATTGAAGGAGCGATTGTCCCATACAGGCCAGATGCTCACCTAGCAGAATACTGCAAGCTTGCGGCATTCTATAACGAACGATATGACTATCCCATATCTCAGTTTAAATCCCTCCTTGACCCATAAATACTCTATGAATGCTTCAGCTACTTGCCGCACACTGATAGTTGCGGCAATCTGATCCAAATGAAATCTAATGTCATTAAGGTAAAATAACATTTGGGTGACAAGAGCGGACTGTGGTAATCCAGATAGTACTAATTTTTTTGGGGTGGGCAGATCAGAAAGTATACTACGGTGTACGTTCAAACTCATTATCTGGCTGTAGTGCCAATGTTAATGGTCTAGAATCTGTGAATATATCGTATTCTGGCAACAAACGGTATAAACTAAAATTTAAGTTTTGCATTTCCAATTAACCATATAAATCATTTATTTTGAGGTGTTATATGCCAAGCACAGCGTTAAGTCATTTTAATCAGGATATTAATAGAGCAAAAGACCTTATAGCTCATGCTGATTCATTACCTATATCGACTCTAAAGGATGATATATATAGAGCCTCTTGGATGATTGCGATTGGAGCACTTGATGCATATTTTTGTGATGCATTTGCAGATGTGTTATCAAAAATCCTAATTGCAAAAAGCATTGACAGCAATGTCAAATTAAGCCCAAAGATAAGGTCATTGAAGTTACCTATAAATTCTATCGTGAATGCTCAGAATACAACTTCGAATTGGAAATGGCGAAATGCAGCACGTGACTTGATTGAAAAAGATAACGTACTTTCAATCGATAAAATTAAGGATTTGTTCAATCATATCATGGATGAAAAAAACAAAATATTAACAAAGCCGATGATGGAGGACTGGTTGATAAATAAGTCAGCGAAGCATCGTCTTATGGGAACCACTCCAACAGCTTACAAAAAGTTATCCAAAGAGGATAAAGAAAAAAAACGGAAATCTATGTTAGAAAAGCTAACTAACAGATATACTTCGCTAATTCAGAGGAGACATGATTGTATCCATAATTGTGACAGACCAAAGGTAAGCCTCACTAAAATATCAAGCTCGGATGTTGTTAAGGTTATTGAGGATATAGTGTTTTTAATTACCACGTTGGATAGTCATATTGATAAAAATCTTCGACGCCACCTTCTCAGTATAGGTTGCAGTAAAACTCTTGTCAGGCGAGTTAAAGCTTAGATGAACCATCCGATAAAGATGGGGACTAAATATAAAATTATCGCATAGAACTCATTGCGATGATTTACTTATATAACCCATATGTGCAAATTCCAAAATTATTTTAAGTGAAGTTAGCATTAAAAGTTGTAGTGATGTCAGCTCCTGGCTTTCAGCAGGTCTTAAGCCTAGCCATCTCGTCCGCCTCTTGCCAGAAGCGGACAAAACTGACATCATCATTACGAATCCTCGCAACACAAGGCAGCCAGCTAGCTTGTTGAAGATGGGAGTGAGTCATCTAAAGTTGTAGCCCCCTGCCAGTACAATCGGAGATTCATAGCTATGCCCGCACTAAGTTAAAGTTGCTACAGCCAGTAATTAAATATTTTCAAGAAATAAATATGACAAGTTTCCATTTAGTTTTGTCAAGATAATGGCAATGAGTTAATAGAATTATGCTAATTTTCTATCCATGGCATTTTTTATATTTTATACCAGATCCACAAAAACAAGGTTCATTCCTTCCAGGTTTCTTGTCACTTTTAACTATCGGTGACAAATTTAATTTATTGTTCGGTTTTGGAATGAAATCAGTAAGTATGCTATATTCGTGCATCACTGATTGTACAAACAGACGTTCGCCTTTTGAAAGGGGGTTATCAAATCGACAAAATACCACATCCTCTGAACGACCTTCGGAGTCTTTACTTTCAGTAGCAATGACTATGAGTTTTTTTATTTGTGGGTATTTATATTTAGCTGTTAACGCATACATTTGAATGCAAGAAAAACGTTCGTTTCTATATTCCTCATATGATAAATGTTTTTCACGCGGAAAAAACAAAAAAATATAAAACTTTCCTTTTTCATCTAAAGACTCTACGATTCTGGAGCTTCTTCTGTCAGAAGGAACTTGCTTGAATTTATCCAAGAATGATTTAGATAAATAATATCTTGATTCTCTGCTTTCAGAGGCTAATTGTCTTAATGTTTCCTCATGACTAAGAAAGTCATTTTCCTTACCTAGACCAACAGTTGCATTTAATATGGAATCGGAAAAACGTTGTACTGTTTCATCCCAAAAATAGCTACCTTTTTTTAGAGCTGTATAATATTCATATAATTGCGATTTTTTTAGTTCAGTCCATTCATGCTCTGCAATTCGAACAAACGAGTTTTTTGGCACCTTCTTTTCATCTACTATTAATCCATGCCCGATCAAGTAGGCACCCAGTGTGTCATCCTCACCAGGACTTAATCCAAGAAAACCTGTCCTCACGACTCGTTCTTTCTCTTTTAAATAGTCAACGAAGTCAGTAATTGTATCCAGCTCAGAGAATAGTAATTTTAACGATAGTTCATCTAAAACATGGATAAATGTCTTATCAGGATACAAATCTCCAACAGTAAAAGGTTGCTCCATACTTTCCTTTATTCCAAAGGGAAAGCAATTTACTAAAGTTCCAGAACTTCCTTCCGCGATACGACCAAAGTAATTGAAAGCTGGAATTGCGCTATTGCTAGTTACTGCGATCAAAAAAAAGCGCATCTTATTGTCAATTGTTATTGGAAACCTCTCCTTACACTCTTTATCAAGAAATAATCTGTCACTTTGCTCTTTTAGAAATTTTTCAGCTCCATGCAGTTGAGTCGCTGATTCGATTACTGCTCTCCTAAACCATCTTTTCCATGCAATATGGATATCAATTTCATCATTAAACTTAATGTCTTTATCAGAAAACAAAATTACATTATTTTCAAAAACCACTAATAAATCACACACTTCTTTACCCGATTTATTTTTTGCAAAACCCTCATCACTATAAACATTAGGATATGACCACAAACCTATAAAGGCATTATTAGCTAATTCAATCAATCTTTTTTCTGTTTTATTGAAGCCAATACCTTTTTTAATTACCTTTAGCATACGCCATCAGCCTATGATTAAATTTATGTTTTGGTGATAAGCAATTTAAACCTTAAGTGTATGTTGTGCAATGTTTTTTACTAGTGCTTAGTATAGAGCATTCAACCTTTTATGGATCAATTGACCTGCACCCCGTTGATTAATACATCCTCGATGTAAGCAATGCTTTGAGAACGTCCACTCCTGGCTCTTAGCAGAGCACTCGGCTCTTCAAACGGTTCGTTTCATACCAGAAACGAACTATCATCTCAAATTTGAACCTTTTAGTGGATGACGACGTTTGTGTCTTCAAGTAGTCTTAAAAGCATGCGGATAGTGCATAGGAAAAGTAAAAGTGATCGATGACCCATTACCAGAAAACTGGCAAGACCTCCAGACAGGGGTCCAACGTATATTCCGTAATGTTGGCTTGTTTGCAGAAGTCGAGGTCGATTTAGAAACACCGCGTGGCTCGGTGAATGTGGATGTTCTAGCTACAGATGTTAGGAGCGTGGACAAAATCAGATACATTGTGGAATGCAAAAACTGGGGTAGTTCTATACCTCAGACGGTGGTCCATTCGTTCACCACGGTAATGCATGAAACCGGGGCTAACATTGGATTTATTATTTCAAAGCACGGGCTTCAGCAGGGTGCTAAACAGTACACTCAAAACACCAATATTATTGGGATGACATACCTAGAGTTCCAAAAAAGGTATTTTGAGGCTTGGTGGAATAGATACTTTTGTCCACGTATCGGTGATGCTGCAGACGAACCGCTTCAGTACGTCGAACCAGTCAACTCAAAACGAGATCGCGAATACGCCAAGCTAAGCCTTCAAGCACAAGAGAAGTTCGATCAGTTAAGGCAAGAGAAAGGTGTATCAGTAATGGTTCTCTCCATGCTCAATTACAAGTTTATGTCGAAAGCATTAAACACTGGTAACTTGCTGGAAGTCCCAAAAAATCTGGATGATTTTAAGACCAGAGTTCTCTCCCAAATATGTCCTCACATTGAATGGCATTGTGATACGTACAGAGAGCTGCTAGAGCTCATCTTGCAATACTTATCAGTCACCAAAGCAGAGTTTGATGCGATATTTGGTGAGGCCATCTTTGAACCGCCAAGTAGAATCACGGGGGTTACTGCTGAAGGTCCCCCTTTAGACGATGGTATTTATCATCATTAGTTTTCATAGATAAAACATGCTCCCGCGTGGCCGCACTTTGCTCATAGCTGACCATTTCATCCCTATGCCCTGCCATCAGCTTTCATCCGCTGATATTTAGCTTTCAAAAGCTCTGCCGGTGTCGGCCCCTTCGGCGATACCGGCGCTGCCAGAGCCCTTCGAACGGGCGGAATCGGCTTCCCGGCCAGCACCCGCTTTTCCCACATACCCAGTATATCTCCAGCCTCACGCTCAAGCTCTTTCTGACACAACTGACCATCAGTTCCGCGGCGACGCAGCTCCAGACAGATGTGATAATAGACCGGCTTAGGCCACGGATACTGCTCACTGCTCGGATACCGGAACACCAGCTTGCGCCACTTCCAGTATTCAGCCATAACGTCAGCGGTGGTGATCCCCAGCACGCTGCGCCCTTCCCTGCACCACTTGATGAACTGGCCTGGCGAAGGCAGGAATGGTCGCTCCTGACGGCGCACCATGCGCATGCCCGCTTCAACCTGATCCATGGTCGTGATCCCGTTCTCTTTGAAGGCCAGCACCCACTGGCGGCGGATCTCGTTCACGTCTTCTTGGCTGCGATTAACCAGGCTTGCCGGAAACGCGGCCGCCAGCTGTACAAACAGCCCGTTGATAATCTGGGCCACCTGTTGCGTTTGCTCGCGTTCGGTGTACTGCTCAGGCAGGTTGTGCGCTATTCGGCGAGCCTGTTCCCGGTCAAAATCGCGAATGCTCTCTGCGATGTTTTTCATTCCAGCACCCCGTCAATCCAGTCGGTATTGTGCAGGTCGATGCCGCCCCGGGATGGTTTTACCGCTGCGGTTGCACGCAGCCGCTTGGTAGTGAGTTGATCCCACTGTTTGCGCAGACTCGAAGGGCTCAGGATGTTGTCTTTCCAGAACTCGTCCCGGTTGGCCCACTGGAACAGGTCACAGATTTCGTAGTGAGTACGTTTGTCCTGGACACGCATCAGCCTGATGGTGTTTGCCCATTCAGCCCAGTTGGGTTCCGATAGCGATGCGTTGACGGTGAGAAGCCTGTCGTAAATCCAGTGAGCGGCCTTGAGGTCGTCAGCGGATCCCCATGATTTACCTGCCGGGGTGTATATCCCGGCGGCAGCTTCTGGATGGCGTGAGAGAAACTTTTGAGTTTTCTGGTTTCGGGATTCGTCAGAATTCCGAGACGAGGATATTTTAATATTGTTCTTGTTATAGTCTTGGGTGTCTACCGTTTCCGGGAAGGTTTTTCCCGTTTTCGGTAACACTTTTCCCGATTTCGGGAAGACTTTTCCCGTTTTCGGTTTGTCTAAAATCCAGGCGGAAAGGTCAGTATTTATACCGACCGTTTTCATCACACCCTGCTTCTGACTGAAGATAATTTTGCGTTCTGCGAGCGATTTGAGCGCATCAGAAACGTGGGAATCACTCAGCCCAGTAAGCTCGGCGATCACTGTATTCGTAACGCGGTCCTGTTTCTTGTTCCAGCCGTAGGTAAGCCAGATCACCGCCTCAAAACACTGCCACTCCCGGCCTGACATTCTCAGACGAGGCTTGAGCTGTTGGATCTCGTTTGCGACCTTGGTATACCCGTTCGACAGTTCGGCCATACGACCTCCCGGTTGTTCGGTTCTGTGGGGGAAATTGATAATTTCAGCTGTGTTTGACATACTTAGCTCCGCAATTACACTCCGTTTTTGCACCTGAAAGTCGGTTCTGTTAGCGCAGACCGGCTTTCGCCTTTTCTGAAGTCTTCACATTGCCCCCAGCATGGTTGTGACCATCGCCAGTAAAGGCGCCGTTAGGTCAGGGTCGACTCTGAACATTTCGAAAATCCCCTCGCCTAACTCCTTCAGCTTTTCCTTCTTTGGTGCATCGAGCATCAGCGCTTGCTTCGCCTCACTAACCTCTTTTTCCAGCCGTGCCATTCGGTAAGCAAACGAGTCGTTCTTTACGACACGGTCGCGGTATCGAAGCGGCAATACAGACATGATCGCGGGTAACAGTTGCTCGACGTTTCTACGGTAGGATGCGGAATCGTCTTTATTGTCCAACCAACGGAACAGCTTCACGTTCCAGACATCTGCCTGGCCTGAGAAATCCACGCCATCAAGTTGAAGTTCTTCCGCCGCTTCTTGGATATGAAGCGCAACAGCTAAGCGCCCTTCTGCCGCTGCCCACGCCCGGACTGCAGAACAAATATCGCGATGATCAATATCCTGCGTTGCAGATTCGCTTTGATGACATGGGAATATCAGTGGATTAGAGGAAGCTCTGCTACTCTGTTGAAATGAAACAGTTTGCATTGTTAGGGCTCCTGTTTAGGTAAACCGTCTGTTGGGTTTGGATAGAGATCGGGGCGCAGCTCATGGGGAGTTACGCCTGTCATTTTGAAAATCGGGAATATATAACTTGGCGGGACGATCCCTTGGTCACGATTCTTCCAATGACTTACAGACATACTCGTCACACCAAGCGCGATGCTGAGCTTTCTGGCTGAGCCAGCGGCTTTAATTGCTTTATCGAGTGCGGACATGTGCTTCTCCTGCTTATTAACAGCAAAAGTAAACCACAGATTTATATTTCATGCAAATCTTGGATTTATTGTATGTATAAACCAAATATTTACAATGACCCTATGAGAAAAGAAGAACCCAACCTCGTTCTGGTAGAGCGCCTTACTGAGATCACTGATCGCGGCGTTACAAAAGCAGACTTGGCACGAATAGCTGGAGTCACTCCTCAGGCCGTAAACGGCTGGTTCAAAAAAGGCGTGATTAGTAAGAAATCGGCACTGGCCATAGCCGACGCTGTAGGCATTTCTGTCGCCTGGTTACTCGGTGAGGACGTTGGTGAAAAAGATGGACTTAAGCCGGACGAACAGCGCTTGCTGGAGCTCTACCGCCAGTTACCGGAAGAAGAGCAGCAGAACATGCTCCGCATCTTCGCGATTCGTCTGAAAGAACTAGATGACCTGTATGAGAAGTACATGAAGGGACGGATTCGTACTCAAGAAGATTAATGCTTCGTTTAAGGCTTTTTGCGGCATAGAACATTTGTAGTTATCAAAAGATTTAGATAGAGCGGCTGTATCGCCGAAATCGTTGGTACATACTCAATTAAAACATGTAAGGGATTACGCTTCTTATGTCTAAGAAATGCTATCCGCCACTCTTCACACCAGGTTTTCATGATATTGATGACAACCAGTTGAAAAAAATATGTGTTGATAGTTTTCCTAAGTCAACTCGTAGATCCATGCTATACTGTAATTTCATACAGTTAATTACCAACTTGCGCGTTCTTAATAAGCAATTTAATTGCTTTCTGGAAATTTGGGTAGACGGCTCATTTACAACTGAAAAACTAGATCCCGATGATGTCGATATACTAGTTGTTATGGATTTTGATGCTATAAATGCCATTCCTATAATGTTTGCCCCTCAGGTTGAAAGTCTCTTGGATAGGGATTTTATAAAGTTAAATTATCATATTGACCTTTTACCTCTTTTCAAAGGGGATCCAAAGTCTGATTATACAAACGACAGGATGTATTGGCGAGGGTGCTTTGGATACGATAGAGAGGAAACGCCAAAAGGTTTAGCGAGGGTTGTAGTATGAGCACAGAGCCAAAATTTATACCATTAAAACAAAGGATTGCGTTCATTCAGGATCGTATGAACAAAATCGGCCCTGCTCATGAAATGACTCTTGCCGACAGAATTTTAGCGCGCAGCTTAGATTCCCATTTAAGCGATTTGAGGGCTGAACTGAGATCTGCTGAGATAGAGCACCCGCTCCAAGATTTCATGGAGTTAAGGTTCAAAGGTTTTCTTGTTGACGCAGGAACTATGCCTCTGGAATTACTTTCTGTCATTTCTGGAAACCTTGCTGGCCTAGTTCAAAAAGCCGTACATCGGATTTCATCAGGAAAAGACTCACGCAAGGTACCTGTAGGGATAAAGCAGTCTCTAGATATGAGACTGGCTGATTTGAGGCCTGGTTCAACAAAGCTAGCCGTAACGTTCTCCACAGGGGCATGTGAACTGGTTGATACGGTTTCTAGCCATGCTGTAAAAGAAATTTTCTCAGTACTAGAGGCCACTGACGAAGATTCATTTATTTCTAAACTTGCTGAAATTGGGTCGAATTCAACGCATAACCTTAAAAACATTGTAGAAGAGTGCGAGCGAAATGGCTTAGCACTAGAATTATCTTGGATCGGACCGTTAAGTGAAGGTAGGCGTTCGGTTTCCTTAAACAAAGAAGCTATTGATAGGCTCACAAAAAGGTTAGCTTTCACGGAAATATCCAAACCGTGGAATGAAATTATCACAGGTGAGCTATCACTGCTCTCTATGTATGGCAAACTCGAAGTGGTGAACGCTGACGGAAAGATAAAGGCATCATATCCTATTGATATGCTTAGTGAAATACAGTCAAGATTTAAAGTAGGCTCACACGTATCAATGGTTGCTAGCGTTACAGAAATTCATAATGACAGATTAAAGATCTCTAGACGTAACTATATGATTAAAAGTCTTAACTAACCGACCCGGCCTCCGTGCCGGGTTTTTAATAACTCATACATCTGTTCCACCTCCAAGCCGCCGCTCCAAACTTTTCGATCTCGACCTTTGTGTCGGGATTTTTTTTGCCTGCGATTCGGCAGGCACGTCACAAAAACCAGTCATATAAACCTCAGATTTACAATTAACATCAACCACACATTGACACGAACATAAACCAGTGATTTAATCAAGATCACCAAGACGCACTACGAACCACCAAGGCATGGAGCCCACGAAGTAGCCGCCGACGGCATACGAACAGTCGGATGAGGTGGAGAGATTAACGCGCATCAGGTGTAAACGTTCCGCTGGCCGGCGATAAGGCAAACGAGGGTGAGAATGATTGATTTCGCACGCAAACCAGGACGGCAGCAGGCTGTAAAGCTGAACTTCTTCGAGGTGATTCTTCGCCGCTTGTGCTACCTGCTGGCGCAAAAGGGGAATCCAGATGTGTAACTCAACGAAATGCGGGTACTGCGGCAATCCGGTTAAACCGGAGGAAGTAGTCAAAAGTATCCTTCTCTATCGCAACGGCTCACAGCTGGCGCGCAAAGAAAAAGAATACTGCTCTGAACGTTGTTCTTCGTACGACCAAATGGCGCACGAGGCATAACGTAAAAGCCGCGCAAGGCGGCCCGTACGTCCGGTGCTCCCGACCAAAGTTACACCGGAAAACTACTTAAAAAACCAAAGTTCACCCAATGGGCGCTATCTCTGGCCCGGGGATCTTACATCCAAAAAAGAGGATCTCACATGGAATTTTTCTATGTAGTTAAGGCTACGCAGAAATCTGGCAAAGAAGATGCAGTGATTTGGTTCACTGCGAAATCTGAAGCCCGCGCCAACCTGCAGCTCGATGTCGAGCTGGAAGATGCTGGTATTGAAACCGGCCGCGGTAAGGATTACTCAAAACCGGTTCGCACCGATTTCCCTGTTTACAACGATCTACCTGAAGAAAGCACCGTGGATTACACCTGGTGCAAACGCTACGAACTGGACGAAGACCAGCGTACGTGGAAAGAGAAGTTACAGCATGAAGATTCTTACCAGAACTCTTCTGAGCAGTCGACTTGCAGTATTACTGATACCAAAGACACAAAGATGCCTGAGCTGATCACGGTTGCTAAGCTCCCACTGCGTCAGCGCATTCTGGCTCAGTTCATTTCTGACGAGTACGCCTATCACATCGACACTGAGCAGAAGAATGAAATTCAACAGCTCGAGATGGATGTCGATAACAGCTACGTTCAAAACATGCTGCTCGCTGCAGAGAACGTCGATGCGTTCAAAAAAGCGACTGAATTCGAAATTGCCAGGGTTGTTGAGGCTCTGAAGACTATCTTCCCGTTAGACGGGAAGCGGACAGAGCTGTCTCTTGTCATTCATTTCTTTAAGACCTGGTTCAACACCGAGCATATCGATCGCGGCATTCTCGTTCGCGAATGGGCTGCCGGAAACCGAATTAGCAGCGTGCAGCGTACTGACGTCGGCACAAATGCAGGTGGCGGAAATGAAACAGATCGTAATTCAGGCTACACACACACGCTCGATACACTCGACAGTGAAATAGCTCTGGCCACCCTGCCTGATGATTTCAATGTCTACGATATCCCCGGATATGTTTACCGTAGGGCGAAAGAAATCGTCGCAGCTAAAGAAAGTCCATTCAAGGAGTGGTCTGCCGCTCTTCGCAATACCCCTGGCATTCTCGACTATTCACGCGCATCAATCTTCGCGCTTATCAGAAGCGCACACCCGGAATATTACAAAAACCCGGGGCGCCTCAGCGGATACATCAGTGCCAATCTGACTGAAAGCGATCATGGAAAACCAACAGCCGAAACGTTGGCTGCAGCGCGGCACAATCCAGAGGTGAGCTGGGAAAGTGAAGTTAACGAGCAGATTGAAGCGGAAAAAGCATCGTTAGCAACGCAGCCGCAGGTCACGAACCGTGGCGATGGCATGTTCACTATCGATAACCTGATGAACGAAAAACAAACACAGAACGATGACCGTTCACCGGTTACAGCGGAGACCACCAGCGATGTGCAGATGGAAACGACTCAGCCAGAGAAAGTCGAAAATACTGATCCGGTACAACCAGGCGAAGGCACTGATGCAGCTAATTCGCAGACAGATTCCGTAGAAGCAGACCAGTTGCCGGAAACAACAATTGACGTTCAGGAATCGAACCCAGAAGTGGAGTTCCCTGCATACTTCGAACCTGGCCGCTACGAAGGTCTGCCGAATGATGTTTATCACGCAGCAAACGGTATCAGCTCAACCCAGGTGAAAGATGCCCGCGTCAGCCTGATGTACTTCAACGCACGCCATGTGGCTAAAACCATCCCGCGCACAGCATCCAAAGTGCTGGATATGGGAAATCTGGTGCACGCCCTTGCACTGCAACCGGAAAACCTCGAAGCAGAGTTCAGCGTAGAACCTGAGATCCCGGAGGGAGCTTTCACTACCACCGCTACTCTGCGTGAGTTCATCGACGGGTACAACGCCAGCCTGCCGGCACTGCTGAGCGCTGACGAGATTAAAGCGTTGCTTGAAGAACATAACGCAGCCCTTCCCGCTCCAGTGCCGCTTGGCGCGAGCCTGGAAGAAACGGCTCAAAGCTATATGGCTCTCCCAGCTGAGTACCAGCGTATTGAAGAAGGCCAGAAGCAGACAGCAGCTGCAATGAAGGCATGCATTAAAGAGTACAACGCCACCCTGCCCGTGCCGGTTAAAACCAGCGGCAGCCGTGATGCGCTAATCGAGCAATTAGCGATCATCAATCCTGATTTGGTCGCACAGGATGCGCAGAAACCAACGCCGCTGAAAGTCTCCGGCAGCAAAGCAGACATGATCCAGGCGGTTAAATCAGTTAAGCCCGATGCAGTGTTCGCAGACGAACTGCTGGATTCCTGGCGCGACAACCCTGGCGAAAAGATTCTGGTTACCCGCCAGCAGCTGGCCACAGCGCGGGCAATTCAGTCAGCACTACTGGCGCACCCGACCGCTGGCATGCTGCTGACACATCCAAGCCGCGCTGTTGAAGTGAGTTACTTCGGCTTTGACGACGAAACAGGTTTAGAAGTGCGTGTACGCCCTGACCTCGAGATTGAACTGGACGGCGTGCGTATCGGTGCTGACCTGAAAACCATCAGCATGTGGAACGTTAAGCAGGAAAGCCTGCGCGCCAGGCTGCACCGGGAAATCATTGACCGTGACTATCACCTCAGCGCGGCTATGTATTGCGAGACCGCGGCGCTGGACCAGTTCTTCTGGATTTTCGTCAACAAAGACGAGAACTACCACTGGATTGCCATCATTGAGGCATCCGCAGAACTGCTGGAACTGGGCATGCTCGAGTACCGCAAAACAATGCGCGCCATCGCAACCGGATTCGATACGGGCGAATGGCCAGCGCCGATCACTACCGATTACACAGATGAACTGAACGACTTCGACCTGCGCCGCCTCGAAGCGCTGCGCGCTCAGGCATAAGGGGGATATATGCATAACACAAACGTTACCGTTGCTGACCAGAACACCGTTATTAACTCCAACGTGGCTCTGTTCGATTCCCAGTATCTGAACGCCATCAGCACATTTGCGCAGATCATGGCGCAAGGCACCGCGACCGTTCCTAAACACCTGCAGGGCAACCAGGCCGACTGCATGGCTGTAGCGATGCAAGCAGCACAGTGGCAGATGAATCCCTTTGCCGTGGCGCAGAAAACGCACCTGATTAACGGTGTGCTCGGGTATGAAGCGCAGCTGGTTAATGCCGTCATTTCACGAAGCGGCGTGCTGGCCAGCCGCTTTGAATATGAATGGTACGGGCCATGGGAAAAGGTCGTTGGAAAATTCAATATCCGTAAAGGCGACAAAGGCGAGTACCGCGTCCCGGGCTGGACCCTGGCTGACGAAGCCGGGATCGGCATCATTATCCGCGCAACGCTTAAAGGCGAAGATCAGCCGAGAGAACTCGATTTGCTGCTGGCTCAGGCCCGTACCCGAAATTCTACCCTCTGGGCTGACGACCCTCGCCAGCAGCTGGCGTACCTGGCAGTCAAACGCTGGGCGAGACTGTTCTGCCCGGATGTAATTCTGGGTGTTTACACCCCGGATGAGCTCGATGATCGCCGTGAAGAACGAGAGGTAAACCCCGCACCGGCGCAGCACGTTAGCCTTGCAGACATTTCAGGTGACAACGTAACTACGACTCAAATGGCTCAGGAATCAGCTCAAAACATCGATGCACTTGCTGATGATTTCCGTGATCGCATCGAGGCGGCTCAGGATGTGGATAGCGCTAAAGCTCTGCGCGCAGATATTGAAACCGTGAAATCAACGCTGGGTTCTGCCCTGTTCACTGAGCTGAAAAACAAGGCCGTGAAGCGTTATTACCTGGTTGATGCACGGAACAAAGTCGAAGCAGCCATCAATTCCTTGCCACCTTCAGATGAGCCCGATGCAGCTGCGCGGTTCGCAGAAGTAGAGCGCGTTCTTGCATCGTCGAAACGCCATCTGGGCGACGAACTGCATGGTCAGTTCAGCATCATCCTGGCGGATATGAAACCGGAATACGTGGACTAACGAGATCGGGAGGGGAAACCCTCCCTCAAGGAGAAGAAATGCGACTGATTAATCGAGGCAGTAAGCAATCCCCTTTGGCTCGCCAGGCATGTGAAATCGCACTCGCAGCCCACCAGCAAAGATACGGCGACTATGGGCGCAGCAAGATGAAAGAGACCTATACGGTGAGAGTGGAAGGCGTGAAGGTCTGGGTTGAAGTGGTCAACTGCAAGGCAAGCTACGTGGCCACACCAATGACCGGCATGCGCCGACTGCGTTCCCTGCCCGGCCAGGCAAACTGAAACTGAAATATCACCCTACCTGACTTTAATAGCTCATATTTATCAAACTGGAGGTTTTCATGGGACAGCTCGTTAGCCTGGAGGATTGGGCTTCCGGTCCAAACGGCTTTAAGCAACCACCATCCAGAGCGGCACTGCACAGGATTGCAAAAACAGGACAAACAATGCCTAGGGCGCTGAAACAAGGTCGACGGTGGGTTATCGATGAAGAGGCCAAATTCATTGGTTTACTCGCATCGCCGGTTCTTCCACCACACATGCCGAAAACGGTGAAGACGCTTATGGAGAGAGTAATTAATGGCGGCCAGACCTCGTAATCACCGGATTAATATACCAAATCTCTATTGCAAGCTGGATAAGCGTAACAGCAAAACCTACTGGCAATATCGTCACCCTTTAACCGGTCAGTTTATTGGTTTTGGTACCGATCAAGAGGCGGCCAGTCTGGCCGCCACTGAACTGAATCGTCTGCTGGCGCAGCAGGAAGCTGCCCAGTCGTTTGCCCTGATAGATATGGTCAGCCATAAGAAGATTAATTCCAAGAAATCGATACGAATGCGCGTATGGATTGAACGGTATCTGAAAATTCAGGAGGAGCGGCTCAGCAATAAAGAGATAAAAATTAATACGCTTAAATCAAGAAGGACATGCACAAACGTACTGGTTGAAAGGATGCCTGACATTGGCATTCAGGAAGTCACTACCAAAATGCTGGCAGCCATTACAGACGAATATAAAGCCAGAGGCAAAGCACGAATGGCGCAAACGCTCCGCAGCGTCTGGATTGACCTGTTCAAAGAAGCGCAGCACGCAGGCGAAGTTGAGCCGGGATATAACCCGGCGCTAGCCACAAGAAAAGTCGTTGTCCGGGTAAGTCGTTCGCGACTGAACCTTGAGATGTGGAAGGCGATATTTGAAGCGGCCTCCAATATGGCGCCCTACGTCCAAAACTCCATGCTTCTGGCAGTTGTCACCGGGCAACGGCGCGGCGATATAGCCAAAATGAAGTTCTCTGATGTCTGGGACGGTCATCTCCACGTTGAGCAGCAAAAGACCGGGGCGAAACTGGCTATACCGCTCTCGCTACGCTGCGAGATGTTGGATATTACACTGGCGCAGGTGATCAAGCGATGCAGGGATCGGGTCGTAAGCCCCTGGCTTCTCCATCACGTGACCTCAAGCGGTAATGTGAAAGCAGGCGATCAGGTTGGCGAGAACAGCCTTAGCGTCTCCTTCAAACTCGCGATCGATAGTACTGGCATTTCCGTAGAGGATGGGAAAACAATGCCGACTTTTCACGAGCAGCGTTCTCTATCGGAGCGTCTGTATGAGGGGCAAGGCATCAATACCCGGCAACTACTAGGTCACTCATCAGACAGGATGACAGCGCAGTATCATAACGATCGCGGTCTCGAATGGGTGAAAGTGAAGGTGTAG